CACCAGATGGGTGCGTTCGGTGAAGACCGCGCTGGTGGCCATCTGGTCGCGGCGAAGTTCAACTATGCGCGCGACGTGAACGACATCCGCATCGGCGACGCGGTTGTCATCAACACGCAGGGTGCGACCAGGGTTAGCGTCGGCACCTGTATCGAATACGGCATGGCCTGTCTGGCGAACAAGCCAACCCTGGCCCTGCTCGATCCGCTGCACGACCATCTGTTCTTCCGCGAGGGACCGGCGGTGATCGTGCAGAACGAAGTCGAGCTGTACGTGTCGACCCTGTCGATGCTGAACGTGGAGATCAAGCCCGCGTTCGTCATGGGCTTGGAAAGGATGATCCGCGATGCAAACTAACTGGTCGCCACAGCAGGAGGAACTCCTCCTCGACATCGAGCAGTGGTGGAACAACGGCGCTCCCGAGCAGCAAGAATACATCTTGTTCGGCTACGCTGGTACCGGCAAGACCACGCTCGCCAAGACCTTCCCCGAGCTGTTCAAGCTCCAGATGTTCGACGAGGTTCCCGATCCCGACTCCAAGTTCGGGAAGCAGAAGCCAGTCGAGCTGCAGGACGACAAGCTGGGCTTCATTCTCTACTGCTCGTTCACCGGCAAGGCGGCGTCGGTGCTGCGTTCGAAGGGTCTGAACGCCTTCACTATCCACCAGTCGATCTATGGTGCGCCGATCATCGACGAGAACAAGATGACGGAACTGGTCGGCAAGATCGAGGAATACAAGAAGACCGGCGACCCCCGGCTCAGTCAGGTGAAGGCCGAGTTGAAGCGGACGCTGCAGCCAGGCTTCGCTCTCAAGGAGACGAACGCCAAGGCGGCTCACTGCAAGCTGATCGTGGTCGACGAATGCTCGATGATCGACGAGAAGCTCTACCTCGACTTGCGTCAGTTCGGCGTGCCCATCGTGTTCATGGGCGACCCTGCCCAGCTGCCTCCGGTTGGCAAGTCGGCGGGTCTGATCGAGCGTCGGCCGAATGTGATGCTGACCGAGATCCATCGTCAGGCTCTCGACAACCCGATCCTGGAACTGGCCACCCTGCTCCGTGAGTCCTCGTTCCTGCCCAAGATCGCCGTGCCCGAACTGGTCGTGACGAACGAGCAGATCGATGTGAAGGCGATGTCGGAGTTCGATCAGGTGATCTGTGGCTATCACACCACCCGCCGTCGCACGAACAACAACTTCCGGCAGATGTACGGGTTCGATGAGATCCCGAACAGCAGCAAGGAAAAGCTGATCAACCTCAAGAACGATCATGGCCTCAAGATCATGAACGGTGAGATGGTCAGCCTCTGCGATAAGGACGACGACGATGTGTCGTCCAACGACTCTCACTACTTCTTCGGCACGCTAGCCGACTACTATTCCAAAAAGGCTTTGGGAGGTGTTCTTGCAACATCGCAGACCATCTACAACGGTTACTTCAAGGATACGGTCCGCTATGAAGATGATCGCATCAGCCGTGAGTGGAAGAAGCGCAAAGATGCTGTCGAGCTGGACTGGGGCTACGCCATCACATGCCACAAGTCGCAGGGATCAGAGTGGGACAGTATCTATATCCACGATGACGGCTTTGGCCGGACGGAGTTGGACCGCCGTCGTTGGCTCTATACGGCACTGACCCGCGCTCGTCAGAAGGCATTCATCTCGTCGAGGTTCGCAGTATGACTACCCTCAAGAACGTCACACGTCTTCTCGTCGACCAACGCAGCCTTGGCCTGCTCGACGAGATTCCCAAGGTGCTGGCCTGCACCAACCTGGCGGGCCTCGACATCGAAACCGAGGACAGCAACAAGCACGTCGGCCTCGTCGACGTGAAAGGTGATCCAATCGACTTCCAACGGTCGAACATCACCGGCTTGTCTATCTATCCGGATGATGCCGACTACGCCTTCTATGTCAACCTGCGCCATGCCGACGTCCAGAACCGGCTTCCGTGGGAGACTGTGCAGAACGTCCTCGACTCCTACAAGGAGACGTGGGTGGCCCACAACGCTCCGTTCGAGCGGGCCATGTTCAAGATTGCGCAGAACTGGGAGATGAGAAACTACATCTGTTCGATGCAGCTGTGCGTCACGGCCTATAACGAGGACGAGTATCCTCGCGAAGCGTTCATGGGGTCGGACCTCGGCGGTATCGTCAATCAGATGAACGCGATCTCCCGCACGTTCTCCGACTACGACCGAGAGAAGGGTCTGACCCATCAACAGGGCAAGCTCGTCGGCAAGATCCTCAGCAAGTCGACCCGTGGCAACGACAGCTTCAACGGCTACGTCAACTCGATCAAGTACGGTTACGGCCTCAAGCAGGCGGTCAAGTCGTGGTTCGGGTACGAGATGCAGACGTTCGAGCAGACGCTCAACGGCAAGGAACACATGGGCCAGCTGACCGGCGATGAGGTGGTCAGCTATGGCGCGGACGACGCCATCTGGTGCATGCGTCTTTATCATCGGGTGATGAAGTATCTGTTGGAGCGCAATCCGGCCGTCATCCAGACGTTCTTCGAACAGGAACTCCCGATGTGCGAAGCCTACGCGGACCTCAAGGTTCGTGGCCTCCGCGTCGACAAGGAGCAGGTTCAGAAGCGTCGTGACGACGAGCGCGTCAACTACGCTGAGGAGCTTCGCAAGCTCAAGAAGACCATCCAGGCTGTGCTACCCTTCCCTCGCGACCCCATTGCCAAGATGATGGATCGTGAAGATTGGTACGCCAAGAATTGGCAGCGGTACCGTGGCCGGATCGAGCAGTGGGCTGAGACGCCCGACAGCACTCGCGATCTCGACCAGTGCATTCAAGTCTCAAGCCCGGTCGGCAACGAGTGGATGACCGAACTGGCCAACGGCAAGAAGTACAAGTCGACCAAGATGAACCTCACCCACTACATGGTGACGCGCACCTTGTTCTACGATCTGCTCGAACTGCCGCTCGTCATGGACAAGGGCAAGCTCCAGTCCGATGCCGAAGCTCGTCAGTCGATGTACGAAGATCTCATGGAGGAGTTTCGCCAGTGCGTAGACCCCGGTCTGAAAGCAGTCCTGCAGCGAAAGCTCGACGTGCTGAACAGCATCAACAGCCTGTCGTCAATCGATCAGCGTATGAAGCTGTACTTGAATCCCTACATGCATTTGATCGACCCCGCTACCGGCCGGGTCTACCCGACCCTATCGAGTATGCTGAACTCGCGTCGTATGGCGACGCAATTTCCGAACCCGATGCAGCTGGCGAAGCGTGGCGCATCTACCTACGTTCGCGGCTTCTATCTTGCCGACCACGACGAGGACTTGACGGTGTCCTTGGACTGGAGCCAGGTTGAGCTAGTCGAGATCGGCGAGTTCTCCGGTGATCCGGAGTTTGCCAAAGCCTACGGGCAGACGCCTTACGAGGACTTGCATCTTGGAGCAGCCGCCGACTGTTTGTCGGTGATGGTCCCTGAGTTGACCATCGACGTCTACAAGTCGCTCAAGAACATGACCGAGGAGGAAGCGAAGGATCACAGCTATCTCGACTACCTGTTCCGGTCGACTTCGGGCGAAGTGCTGTCTCCTTCCAAGGCCTACAAGTATTGGCGCACCGAGGTCGGCAAGGGTGCCAACTTCAACTACTGGTACTCGGGTGCCCTGTCGACGGTGGGCGAGCGTCTCGGCTGGACCCCGACGCAGATGTGGGAAGCCACCGAGCGGTACCGCGAACGCTTCAAGGTCGCCGAGGAGTGGCGTGTTCAGACCATCCAGGACCTGCAGGCCAAGGGCTACGTGGAGTTGCCCGACCATCATCGCCGCACCCGGTTCGAGGCCACCCGCGAGTGGGAGGAAATGATCCGGGCTCGCTTCAACAAGTACGCCGACGCCGCCAACAGCGACGGCATCCGGAAGTTCGCTCAGTTCTTCATCAACTCGGTGAAGCGCCGCGCTGGCAATCAGGGTGTCAACTCGATGATCCAAGGCTCGTCGGCGACGCTGGCCAAGCGGTCGGTGATCCGCATCATCAAGCGGATCGTCGAGGATCAGTTCCATCCTCGGACACGCTTCCTGATCCCGGTGCATGACGAGTTGGTCTTCAACGTCCACAAGACCGAGGTTTGGGACTTCATCCAGATGGCCAAACAGGTGATGACCAACCACCCCGACATCATCAAGAACCTCAAGCTGGACTGTACTGCCAGCGTCGGACGGACCTACGAGCCGTTCGACATGAAGAAAGTGCCCTTCGGTCAGGTCGAGATCGACGAGGCACCTCACCTTCCCTTCGTCCCGCAGGGAGAACGCGATGGTAAAATGTCGCGGGACACTGTCGAAGCTCTCGTGCAATACCTCAGACCCTAAAGGAGTGCCCACATGGCCCGCAAGTTGAAGAAGAAGTCGAAGAAGGTCGTCGTCAAGCGCAAAGTGCGCCGCTACAAGGAGCCGGAAGTCGTGTTCGAGCCGGGCACCTGGCTCAGTTCCGACCTGTTCGTCCCCAACAACGTGCCGATCCTGAACGCCTTCGCCGGGCGCTGCCACATCGCCAACCACAAGTGGTGGCATGACCCGAAGACCGGCAAGCGTCTCGAACGCAATCCCGGCGAGCTGATCGCGCTGATCCACAGCGAGGCCAGCGAGATGCTGGAGGGCGTCCGCAAGGATAAGATGGACGACCACCTTCCCAATCGGAAGGCCGAGGAAGTCGAAGCCGCCGATCTGCTGATCCGTCTGTTCGACTACGCGGGCGGCCGTGGCCTCGACCTCCATGGTGCGTTCATGGAAAAGATGGCCTACAACGCCATCCGCGCCGACCACAAGCACAAGAACCGCGTGAAGCGCGGCGGCAAGAAGTTCTAGGCCATGCGCAACACTGGTAAGCCCGCTGAGTCGTTCTTCGAAGAGGTGTGGCGCAGCTTTGGAAAGGCTGTTGTCGTCCACCGCTTCGAAGACACTCACGCGCTTACCAGTGCCAAGGCCAGCCGAACTGGTGAGTCGTTCAGAAAATCTATGGTCTTTGCCTCAGAACAACCGGCGGATTACTTGATCGTGTCTCGACACGAGGGAGTGTTCTTTGCGGAAGTTAAGAGCATCAGCAAGATGACCTTTCCTTTCTCCATGTTCAAAGCTGGTCAGCTGAGCATGGGGAAGAGAGCTTCCACGGCCCGAGAAGGTTCCTACATCGTGTTCATCCGGTGCGAGCTGGACATGCGGTGGTGGCGTATCGATTGGCGATTCATTCAATCGCTGATGGATCAAGGGTTAAAATCGTTTAGGCTTCAGGACCTTCCCCCGGAGTACCTATGGAGAGCAGGCAATGACTACGAAGCGTAAATACACGGACGTGATGGTCGACATCGAGACGACGGGTGTGAATCCCGACGAGAACGCGATGATCCAGCTGGCCGCCGTCCGGTTCAATCTGATCACGGAGGAAGTCGATGGTGACGATATGTTCAATCGCTCACTCGCTATCCCGGCGAAACGCTTTTGGGACGAAGGGACTCGGGAGTGGTGGGGCAAACGTCTCGACACGTATCGTGGCATCATGGCTCGGATGGAACCCGTGGAGCGGGTCCTTCGGGACTTCACAACGTGGGCCGCGAAGGACCAGGACGGTGAGAAGCTTCGCTTCTGGTCCAAGCCTTCGCACTTCGACTTCATGTTCATCCAGTCCTACTACAAGCAGTTTCCTGTCGCGAGCTTTCCTTTCGACTTTCGCGAGGCTCAGGACATGCGGTCATTTCTTCGGGGGCTCTATTTCCCCAATGACCTTCCGGAGTCGACTGTGAAGCTGGAAGGCGTCGCCCACGATGCCATCTTCGACGTCCTGCATCAGATCCAGGTGCTGCAGGACTACGTCAAGAAGTGCGTGAGCTGAACATGCGCATCAAACTCGCTGGCAAGTCCATCGAGCTGATCGGCGATCCCCACCTCGGACGCAAGTTCGAGGTGGGTGTTCCGCTCTCTCGTCGTGGAGAACGTGAGGAAGCCGTGATGGCGGACTTCCAAGAACGGATGCAACGAGCCGCAGACTTCACGATCTGCATGGGAGACATCTTCGACAAGTTCGTGGTGGCTCCTGAGATCGAGCTGTTTGCTGCCGACCAATTCAATACGGGCGAAGGCGTCCTTCGCTACTGCCTACGTGGCAATCATGATGCGAGCCGTGACACAGCAAAGGCTTCGTCATTCGATGTGTTCTCTGAGCTGCTCGACTCCGAGCGAGAAGCCCATGCAGTCAAGGACGAGCCTCACTTTCAGCCGCTCAAGCTCGACCACTGGATCGTGATGATCCCTTGGCACCCGTTCCGCAATGCTGCACAGATGGCAGCTGACGCGCTGGAGCAGTGGGTGAAGATGGGCAAGCCCAAGGTTCATGCAGCGTTCGGCCACTGGGACACCGAGGACTTCTCCGAGTTCGGCGGCAACACCGACAACCTGGTGCCGCTGGCGCAACTGCGTCAGATGACTGACACGATCTACACCGGCCATGTCCACACTCCCGGCGTGAAACAGATCGGTCACATCCAGCTGATCTCGGTCGGCTCAATGCAGCCCTACACCCATGGTGAAGACCCGGATGGCGAAGTCTACGAGACGCTCACCTTGAAGGAACTCGAGTCGCGTGATCCTGCCAGCCTCAAGAACAAGTGCATTCGCATCGAGCTTGAGGAAGGTGAAGAAGCACCGGCCGACATCGACGCTTTGCAGGTGACTATCAAGCGGAAGAAGGACAAGATCGAGAAGGGCGACGAGGTTCGTGTCGACGCCTTCGACCTCGACCGGCTCTACAAGGAGTCGATGGAGAAGCACAAGGTTCCGAAGGAGATCTCGGAACGGATCAACGTCAAGTTTCAGGAGTTGAGCAAATGAGCGCAGAAGAAGAGAAGCCGCGTTACCGTATGGAACTCGCCACGGGAGCGGCTCCCGTCATTGCTGGCTTGCCCAGCATGGAAGAGATCAAGGAACAGGACGCCATCACCGACAAGCTGCCGCAGCTGATGGACCGTCTCGGCCTGCCTGCTGGTGCCAGCATGGCCGGTGCGACCAAGTACCTTCAGACGAGGGAAGGACGGTTCTGGGACATCTTCCTGATCGCCCATCGTGTTCTCGATCTGCTGGAGCAGGCTCTGGTTCGTGGGCAGACTGCGTTGACCCACAGCCAGGAAATGCAAAAGGCTTACCAGCATCAGCAGCAGATGATTCTGCAGATGGCTGTCCGTGTCACCGAACTGGAGAAGCTGGTCCCCGGCTCTACTCCTCTCGCCGACCGCATCAACAAGGAATAGTCCCGTGCTTCGCTCGCTCCACATCAAGAATGGCTTTCGCCACCTCGACTCTACGTTCAACTTCCAGAAAGGGCTGACTTCGATAACCGGACCGAACGAGTCCGGCAAGTCGCTGATCATGGAGTTCTTCCGTTACAGTCTGTGGGGGACGGCCGCTCTGCGTGGAGCGAGCGCAGATTACAAGAAGCTGGAAGTCACATCGGTGTTCGATGTGAAGGGTCAGACCTACAAGAGCTACCGTGGTAAGGGACAGGCACGTCTCTACCAGAAGAACGGTGACGACTGGGAAGATCTCGCCACTGGTACCATCCCTGTGAACGGTGCCATCAAGACCATCTTCGGCTACGACATGCTCGTCTTCGACATTGCCAACTGCTGTCTGCAGGGCAAGGTCGAGGAGCTTGGGAACATGAAGCCTGCCGACCGGAAGAAGATGGTCGATCAGACCATCGGTCTGCAGTTCATCGACAAGGTGATCGAGTGGACGGGGGCCGAAGCCACGGCTGCTAAACGCTCCGCTGAGTCGCTGGAGTTCGCGTGCCAGCGGGTGCCTACGCCGCCCGAGCCCTTCTCCATGGAGCCGCCGCTTCCGCCCCAGGAACAGACCCTGCCGTCCTTGGCCGAGCTGAAGCAGCGTCAGATGAAGCTGCGTCAGGAACAGGCCGAGAGGCAGCAGCTGGAAGGGAAGCTCAGTGCCAGCTTGCCTTCCGAGCCGAAGGCACCGGAAGACCCCGAGGTCGACACCGAGGCCGATCTGCTGGCTCACGAACAGCATCGGCAGGGTCTGATGCAGACGGTCCACAACCTGCTCGTCAAGCGCGATGCGGTTCAGTGTTCACCATACACGAAGGAAGAACTGGAGCGGTTCAACCAGACGCTGATCGACAACGCCGGGGTGCTGCAGAAGAGGCAGCTGCTCGCTGCAGGACACCTGACATGCCCAAGCTGCGCGCACACTTGGCCGCTGCGTGCCGACGCTCTGGCCAAGTTCGCGCATCTGCCGGACGAGCCGACGCCGTTGCCGAGCGGTGTGAATTCCTCTTCCATTATCCGATGGGAAGGCGTACTAGACGGTCCCGAGCGCAAGGCCGCGCTCGAAAAGGAGATCGTCAATGCTCAGGCGAAATTGGATGCTTGCCCTGATCTCTCTGACAACCTGCGCGTTCGCCGTACTTACGATTCCGCTCTTCGGTCTTACCAAACCCTCGCCAAAAACTATCAAGACGCCGTCCGGCTTCGTGAAGCTCACGAGCAACGGCTCGCCACTCTGCGCCCGACCTCAGACGTGGATCGTGAATTCGACGACGTGCAAGCCACCATCCAGGCAGTCGTCGAAGCAGAGTCAAAGGCCGCCGCCTACGCGACTGCTCTGAACGTCTATCACCAGCAGAAGAAAGCACACGAAGCACTCACCGCGAAGTACGCGGCAGACGTCAAGGCCTACAACGAGATCGTCGAGAAGGCCGCTGCAGAACGACAGACCGCTGACGGTATGGCAGCTGGTGTCGTCGCCCTCAAAGACCTCAAGGTCGAAATCAAGAAGTTTCTCGTTCCCTCGCTAAATAAAGTTGCCTCGCACCTCATTTTCCAAATGACAGGTGGCAAGCGTTCGTCGATAAGCGTCGACGAAGACTTCAACATCCAGGTGGATGGGCAGGAACTTTCGGTCCTCTCTGGCTCTGGCAAGGCGGTAGCGAACCTCGCGATCCGCATCGGCCTCGGCCAAGTGCTAACCAACAAGATCTTTCCAGTCTTCATGGCTGACGAGTTCGACGCTGCGATGGATGCTGAACGGGCGGAACACACAGCGGAGTGTCTCGCCAATCTTTCCAAGGAGATCGGTCAGGTCATCTTGATCTCGCACAAGAAGCCCGAAGCCGATCACCACATTGAGTTGAGGTAGCTATGTCACAGATTACCACCATGCAGGGCCATCTGATCCGCCAAGCGGGTGCCGAGGTGTCTGCTCAGACCATCGCGAAGAACTTCGGCCTTCCGTTGCAGGATGTGAAGCGCATCCTGCGTGGCGACCCTCCGCTGGGTGGCTATCACGTCCCCAAGACGGTCGATGACCGTTTCGAGACGGAAGGTCGTGCCGACATTCGTCGGTATCTGATCGCGCGCAAGAGTGCATTGTCGATGTCCTCATGGGGCACCGATCCCGTCATTCAGCGCGCCAAGGCACAGTACGACGCTGGCGAGATCGACATGGCTCAGGGCCGCAGCGAATCGTACATCTTTCTCTATGCCTTTCCCCGCAAGGTGAAGGACGAGAGCCGTCAACCCTACTTCAGCAAGATCGTTCAGGAGTGACTATGACGAAGGTTATCTATGAGCCCATGTCGGCTCTTCGCATTCAGTACATGGGCGGCGACGTGGATGTCGTGAACGCTGCTCGTGTCTCCTTCAAGAAGGAGGTCCAGGTCTTCAGCGACAAGGACGAGAAGCTGATCGCGTATCTCGGCAAGCACAATCACTGGTCGCCGTTCGCCCACGTCATGGTGAAGCTGCGCGTGAAGATGCCGATCTTCGTCAAGAACCAGATGTGGAAGTCCCACATCGGGGCGAACGTCGCCGAGGCGTGGAACGAGGTGAGTCGTCGCTATGTCGATGACGTGCCGACCTTCTGGCGTCCCAACGAGTGGCGTGGCCGTCCGGTCAATGCCAAGCAGGGTTCGTCCGACACCTTCGTCGAGGACATCGCCGTGCAGGAGAACGCTGCCATCCTGGGCGAAGGCTACGAGGACACCACGCAGAAGGTGGCGGTCTACGCCCATCACACCACCCAGGTGGCGCTGGACTGCTACATGGACATGATCGCCGGGGGTGTCGCACCCGAGATGGCTCGCACCGTCCTGCCGCTTTCCATGCACACCGAGTGGATCTGGACCGGCTCGCTGCTGTTCTGGTCGCGTATCGTGAAGCAGCGTATCGACAACCACGCTCAGCAGGAGTCGCAGGAAGTCGCCGCCATGATCCGCGACGCCGTCGCACCCATTGCGCCTGTCAGCTGGCAGGCCCTGATGTCAACCAAGGAGCAATAGTCATGAATCGTTTGGACGCAATGGGCTACGTGCCCACCGAGAAGGGTCGTCGCACCAATCTCAGCGGGGTGCTTCGCATCCTGATGAACACCGAGGACAAGGAAACGCGCATTGTCCTCAACAACTTCATCCGCCGGGCGACCAGCCGTGGCGACATGGGCTTCGGCCGTCGCGGTGGTACGCCTCCGCGCCGCAAGACGCGGTGGCGTCTGGAGATGCAGGCTGCGAAGGGCTGCACCGGCGCTGCCAAGCGGATGATCAAGTACGACATCGCCAACGGCAAGTTCTACGCTGACGGTCATCCGACCAAGAAGCACACGGCCGGTCGGACGGAGATGTACTCGTGAACATCCTGAAACGTCTGATCGGCATCACCGGTCCGAAGGGCAGTGGCAAGGATACCTCTATCCAGCCACTGCTCAACGACGGCTTCGTCGTCGTGAAGTTCGCCGATGGTCTGAAGAACATGCTTCGCACCTATCTGCGTGACTATGGTGTGGAGCATGGAACCATCGAGCGTATGCTGGAGGGTGATCTCAAGGAGGTACCTCACGAGGCCTTCTGTGGTCGCACTCCGCGTCATGCCATGCAGACCCTCGGCACCGAGTGGGGTCGCATGATGATCGGTCCGAAGATGTGGACCAATCTCTTCCGCAAGATGGCTGGTCGTCACGAGAAGGTCGCCACCACAGATCTTCGTTTCCTCAACGAGGGCGAGGTGCTGGAGGAGATCAAGGCAGAGGGCGTCGCCGTGGACAAGGTGCGTATCGTTCCGCGCAGCAACGCGGGCAAACTCGATCTGCACCCGAGCGAGGTCGAGCTGTATTCCATCGGTGTGAACCATGTGGTTCAGAACGATGGGACGGTGCAGGAGCTTCAGCAGAAGCTTGTTGCCATCGCCAAGCAATAAGAACCAACAGGACAAACAGGGCGGACCGGAGTAAGGTCCGCCCTCCTTTTTTGATCAGAGTAAGGAACGACCATGTCTACGAATTCGCTTCCCACGGCCTATCAGGAATTCATCGCACTCTCGCGCTACGCGCGCTGGGACGACAGTCTCAATCGACGAGAGACGTGGGACGAAACGGTGGACCGCTACATCAACTTCTTCGACAGCAAGGCCGCGTCCTCGCGCATCATCAGCCACATCGGCAAGACCAATCTGCGTGACGCCATCATGGACCTCCGCGTGATGCCGAGCATGCGCGCGCTGATGACGGCAGGGCCTGCCCTCGACCGCTGCCACATCGCTGGCTACAACTGTGCCTACCTCCCGATCAACAACCCGATCTGCTTCGACGAGGCGTTCTACATCCTGCTCTGCGGGACCGGCGTCGGCTACAGCGTCGAGCGGCAGGAGGTGGCTCACCTCCCCGTGATCTCCGAGCGCATGCAGACGACCTCCTCCACCATCATCGTCGAGGACAGCAAGGAAGGTTGGGCACTCGCGCTGCGCCAGCTCCTGGCCCAGCTCTACGCCGGGTTCATCCCGAAGATCGACACAAGCCTCGTGCGCCCGGCCGGGTCGCGTCTGATGACGTTCGGTGGGCGCGCCTCGGGGCCAGGACCGCTGGAGGAGCTGTTCAAGTTCGCGATCAGCCTGTTCAAGCAGGCGGCCGGTCGTAAGCTGACCAGCATCGAGTGCCATGACCTCATGTGCAAGATCGCCGAGATCGTCGTCGTCGGCGGGGTGCGACGTGCTGCGCTGATCTGTTTCTCGAACCTGTCGGACGAGCGCATGCGCGACGCCAAGGCCGGTCAGTGGTGGGAACTGAACCCGCAGCGGGCTCTGGCCAACAACTCCTACGCGGCCACCGAGCGACCCGACGTCGGCGTGTTCATGGACGAGTGGACCTCGCTCTACAAATCCAAGTCGGGTGAGCGTGGCATCTTCAATCGCGAGGCGGCTCGGAAACAAGTCGCCAAGTATGGTCGCCGCGATCCCGATCATGAATGGGGCAGCAACCCCTGCTGCGAGATCATCCTCCGTCCTTTCCAGTTCTGCAATCTCACCGAGATTGTCGCTCGGGAATTCGACAACTTCAACACGCTGTCGGAGAAGGCGGAAATCGCAGCGGCGCTCGGCACCATGCAGGCCACGCTGACCCACTTCCCCTACCTCCGCGACATCTGGTCGAAGAACACGAAGGAGGAGGCCCTCCTGGGCGTGTCCATGACGGGCATCATGGACTGCCGCTGGCTCCACACGGAGGCCACTCCCGAGGCTCTGAACGGCCTCCGCGAGGTCGTTCTGGTGGCCAACAAGGAGTGTGCCGAACTCGCCGGGATCAACCAGTCGGCCGCCAACACCTGCGTGAAGCCCTCGGGCACGGTCAGCCAGCTGGTGGACAGTGCCTCGGGCATCCATGGTCGCTACGCGCCCTTCTACATTCGCCGGGTGCGTGGTGACATCAAGGATCCGATGACGACTTTCATGAAGCAGATCGGCATCCCCAACGAACCCTGCGTGAACAAGCCGAAGGATACGGTCGTGTTCTCCTTCCCCATGAAAGCTCCGGTCGGTTCGATCTTCACTTCCGACCTGACGGCGATCCAACATCTCGAGTTCTGGAAGAAGATCCAGGACAACTGGTGCGAACACAAGCCGTCGATCACGGTCGAGGTGAAGGAACACGAATGGCCGACCATCGGTGCGTGGGTCTGGCAGAACTTCGACCAGGTGTCGGGTATCTCGTTCCTTCCGGCGGCCGGTGGGCACACCTACCGGCAGGCTCCCTACGAGGAGATCGACGAGGCCACCTACCTCGAATTGTCGAAGAACATGCCGAGGAACATCGACTGGACCCAGCTGGCCGAGTTCGAGAAGACCGACAACACGGTCAGCTCGCAGACGCTGGCCTGCACGGGCGGTGCCTGTGAGATCGTGGACATCCAGTCGTGATCAAAGGAGCAGACATCGTGTATCGGCCGAACATTCCGGCCGATGCCATGGTGGTTCGAGGGACGGCGTATTATCGCCGTCCCGATGGGTCAGAGTTTGCACACGACTTCGCGTTCTACGATGACCCGATCCTCAGTCACACGAACCGATACCTGCTCGATATTGCACGCGATCAGGAGCTTGAGTTCTTGAACATGAAGCTGCACACCACAGCTAAGCTGTGGAACGAACACGACATGAAGCAGCTCTACTTCACTGTCCAGTGAAGTCCTCGGGATAGTGCAGCTTGTATTGAGCCCGCAGCTTCCCACGGCAGTCGGCACCAGCCAGACGCCACGACTCTCCCAGTCGCCACCCATCGGTGTCCACCCGCATTGAGCCAGCGGGTGGCACCTTCTCTTCGTCCTTGCACATGAGATCGGCTCGCGACGGACGCGGCTTAACGACTTCCGGCACCGTCAGCACGGTCGGCTTGTTCTCGCCGCACGCGCTCAAAATACTCGCGGCCAGCAGTAGACAGAGGGACAGCTTTGCCGTCGCGCTCGGCATCCAGGAGCTGTTGGATTTGGTCGGCATACTGCTTCTCCCGTAGGATCTGGGCCGTCAGGGCTTCGCCACGGACCGTTTCGAGTTCGTCGTTGTACTGGGCAAGCTCTTTACGAGCAGACTCCGAACGCGCAAAAGCGTCAAGAGCTGTCTGCTTGTCCTTGTTGGCCAGCTCGACATTCTTCTTCTCGACGTCGAGCCGTAGGGTTTGGATGGTGAGGGCAGTTCCGAGTGAGAGGACAAGGACGGCTCCACCGATAGCCAACCACTTCGTGATTGGGTTCAGCATCAGAACACCTTTGCAGCACGGAGCTTCTTGTAGAAGCGAATGCCGAAGTAGATGATCGCTGCCAGGGCCACGCCCGAGCCGATGAGCGCCACCATCTGCAGATTGCCGATGGAGTGCAGGCCCGTCGCGGCGATCTGAGCCGTTCCGGCAGTCGCAGTGGCCACGGTGTTGGCCGCCTGCGTCACCTGAGCCGCCGTGTTCATCGTGTCGACGATGCTGGCCGTGGTCGTCACAGCCGTCGCGCCGGTCGCCACGGCAGCCACAGCCGCCGTCTGGAGCGTCTTGCTGTCGACGGCAGCCTTCACCGGACCCTTCTCATCGCTCAGCACGACCTGCGGCATCGGCAGCTCAGGCGGCATCTCGACCGGCGGGAGAGGCTCGGGCGGCGGCAGAACCTTGTTCAGGTCGGTGACGACCGGCGTGGCGAAGAGGGTCTGCTCTTCCTTGCGACGCACGACCAGGCCCGGCACGACCTCGGAATCCTCGATCTTGCCATTGCCGTTCAGGTCCGCCTTGTTCCACAGGGCAAAGGCGCGCATCGCACCCGCATCGTCCCCAGCATTGAACAGACGCAGCACGGTGCTGCCCGCAAACCCGGCGAGGCCGATGTTGTAGGTGAGAGACACCATCGCGCCGAACTGGTTGTCGTTGGCCGGACGCTTGAGCAGGCTTTCGACACCCAACTCGAACTTGTCGAGATCGGAGCGAAGGAAATCGAGCGCCATCTGGGCGCTGATCGGCGGATCGTTCGGGCCGACGCGCTTGCCGCCCATGTACCACGACGGATAGATCGTGGTGCCATAGCCGATGGTCCAGACCTTTGCCGGGCACAGGTACGGGGAAAGGACCAAGCCCTCTTTGCGCTTGATCAGGTTCTCGGTTTCGACGTTTACGTTCCGGACGGTCATGAGTGACGGCGCTCCAGGGCCTTGTGAAGATGGTGGACAGAATACACCATGGAGAGCGAAAGGCAAATGTAGACCAGCCACTCGGGCACATGGGAGCGTCCCATTCCGAGAAGCACTCCTAGGATAAACCAGCCGCCTGCCGACAGGACCGCTGCGATGATTCGTCCTTCTCGACCGAAGGCACAGGTGTGGGCTTGAAGGGAGATCATCTGGAACAGTGCCAACATGATTGCCGTCGCGCCGTAGCGCCATTCGGTCGTGATCAAGTTCACGTATCGATAGCGCGGGAAGTCAGGGAAGCTGTCGAACGGCAATACAACAAAGATGCCGAACACCAACATTGTCCACGCTGACATCCACTCAAGGGATTGCGTGTGTTTGTAATGGTTCATGACTTGCCCCAGATCTTGGCAAAGTTTTCCCACGGAACTTTTACGATTAAGCCACCAATTGAGATACAGAGTGCGCCAAAAGCCAGCAACACCTTCCAGCCACCCTTCGTGTAGATCATTGCGTCACGAACTTCTCGGACGTCCGAACGCATGCTGTTGTGACTGGACTTTAGCTCATCGAACTTCTTGTCCATGTTCGCTCGGTACTGCTCAAACTCACGCTTGATGTCATTCACGGCGTCACGACGTTCCTGCTGGATGATTTCCATCCGCTGTACGGCCATCAGCACCCGAGTGAAATCGGTGATGGGTTCGGGTGCTTTGTCATCCATGTCTCACCGCCAAAGAAGGATGCCGAGGCTCGGCGTCACTCCTTTTAGCACGACAGAATTTGAATCTTCCACCACTAAAGTGCCAGGCTTGACGGCCGGGTCGATCTGCCCGATGCAGTGCAAGTAGGCCTGTTTCGGAGGCAGGGTGTGGACCTGGTCCTGGCCCAGTTCCAGCTTGCAGCAGTCGAACGAGGCCTTGGATTGGACACAGATCCACCGGCTCCCGTTCTCTGTAGCTGTCAGGAGATACTTCCCACGCTTGATCAGGTCCGGTCGGTCCTCGCTGAACGTGCCCGGTGGGCGCTCGGCAATTACCTGACCGCTCGGATCGGTGATGGTGAAGTGACCCGAGACATACATAGCGCAGCTGTCGATCTGGACGTAGCGAGACGTGTCACCGTCGAAGATGTACTCTCGAGTCTCACCCTTCGACAGCATGAAGTCGGTGATCGTGAATGCGGCCTTGTGGGTGATTTTGACACGCATATCACTTCTTCCTAATGAGACGGATGAAGAGAGAACTGGGATTGAACGGACCCATATCCCACCGAGACGGATGATCATGGTGGAATTTGTGACGCCACTCACCAACGCTCACCGGAATCATCCACCACACGTCTCGCGGCTGACGACCCCAATGCGCGACGATATTGTGGATTCCACCCATGATCAAGAGCATTCCGACCGGCAGGACATACCCGTAGAAGCCGAGTTCCCAGTTGATCAAGGTCAGGGCCAGGAGCGTGAGCATGTTCACGAGCCAGTAGTGGCGGTGAAACCACATGTGCCACGGGTCATGCTTCATCAGCTGACGAGCGCACTTCCAGCTGTATTTCGGATAGTGGTAGTTGATCAGCCAAGCTGACTTCCAACTTTTCACATTGTGTGGATCCTGATCGGTATCCGAATACATGTGATGGGCAGTGTGGGCGGCGCACCATTGCAAGGAGCTTCCCGAACAGGAAAGTGTTCCAAGGTAGAGCATCACTCGTTCGACCCATCGATATGTCCGATAGGAGTTGTGTGTGAATTTGAAATGGAAACCTGCACTCACGCTCAACCCGACGACCACGTAAGTGAAGAGAGTGGCCCACAGCCACTCGGTCGGTCCAAGAAGTACAGCAGTCACGATGGCAATCACGCCAACGACTTGGACCAGACCCGAGTGGTGCCCTCGGTGCATGAGGAGGTGGGTCACGACCTACTCCACCTTCGGCTCTTCGAACAGACGCGGCTGAGCGTCGTCATTATCGGTGACGACCGGAGCTTGCGGCTGGTACTCGCCCGGCTTGTTGATCGGCGCATCTTTGCGGAGGAGGCGGACCTCTTCCTCGGGAAGGACCGGCGCGTTGGAGAGAGCCGCGTAGTTCTGTCGAGCGATGATCGGAGCAACCCATCGGCTGTCCTTCAGCTGCTCCACTTCCAGTCCTTCGGCACCGAAGTCGATGGCCTCGGCAGAGGTCAGTACGATCTTGTCATTGACGTTCATGATGTTCTCCTGGGTTAAGCGATGAGTGCGTCGACTTCTTCTTGGGTCATCCTCGGCAATGCTGCGAAGACCCCCCACCGGTCTTCATATGCCGGACTTTCGAGACAATTGGAACTGATGAAGTAGGTGCCATCGGTCAGCACAACCGGCTCCAAGAAATCGATTGAAGCATACTCAGGGATGCGAGACGGACCACGATGTTCGTCTCGCTGAGCCGGTGTCAGCCTCAGATAGGGTGTATCGGTCATAGCGCAACTCCGCGTGCAGTAAGCATAGCTTGAATGGTGTTGTAGAGACTCAACTGTTTGGCTGCACTCATCGACTTCACAACCATCGCTATGCTCATCGCAGTATTACGAGCATTATTTCGATTGCCGTTGTCGTTTCGACCACCCAGTATGATTTCGATGTTAGGTAGAACAGTTCCATTTGTACCCAACGAAGTGGTCGCAAACAGATTACCATTACGCCAATGTTCCAATACAGACGCTCCAGGAGCGCGAGTGATACCATGAAATCCAACAGAGCTGGGAGTGAGTGTGGCAGTCTGAACAATAGCATTGTTCAGACTGCCATACATTCGATTAGCACCACTTCGTGGCGCAAATTCCATGTTCTGAGTATCAGAAATATAGACGCCAAGAGAATCACCCGGAGGACCACCATTTACCTCCTGACGTTCATACCACATCAAGCCAAGATCATCTCCCGCAATTAGGGTGCCGTGAACACTGGGAATGTATCCGGTTCGAATGTGCATTGCCGAATTAAATGTAGTTCCAGTAGCTGCGTAAGCCGGAGAATTAAGTCCGGTACCTACTACTCCCTTTTTACCACTAACCAATACCTGTTGAGCTACGACGTCCAGAGTCGTACCCCACCAGAAATCGTCGATGTAATTCCACAGATCATTCGTAACCAAGTCGGCGTAGAATTTGCTACGGAAAGCAAACTCTGCATCGGTCATTCGTCCACCAGCTGCCACAACGTTGGCACGGTTCTGAACCGCATACGGATGCCACATCTGGACGTTGGAGACGAATGCGCTGATCGGTTCGACGACCTGATGAGCAATCGGAATCGGCAACGAACCGGCGACGGTCGTCGATAGAGAAGCGGGGCTCGACGGATCATTCATCGTCGCGTAGCTGTAGCCAGTCGACGGCGTGACCGTGCTGCCAGCCAAGACTGGCCAACCCGCAAAGTGGTTCATGTGAGCGTGGACCGGGATAATGAACGTGCCCCACGGCTGAGCATTCACTGCCGCGACGAGTGCTGTGTTCACCGCTTGTAGTGCAGTCCACAGAGTGTTGCCACGCTCGGACAGGCCAGCCAGATTGGTCACAACGCCGATCTTCACGCCGGGGCACGCCGCTCGGATGTTCGACAGAATGAACGGCACAATCAGATTGATGTCGGCAACGGCTTCGGCCGTCGTGGTCCGCTCCAGGATGTCTTCCAATCCCAGATTGAGGATCACGATGTCCGGGTCGGCGAAGCTGAACCGATTGAGGTAGTGACGGAAGTCGAAGATGTAACCACCGGCCGTCGTGTAGGTCAGAGAGTCGCCACCCGTGGCCAGACGAAGGAACGGGTTCTGCGCATATTTGTTCGTCTTCGACAGCGCATTGTAAGTCGCTTCGGTTCCGAGGGCGAATGGAGCGGGTGTGTCACCATCGGCCACCAGACCGCTCAGATCTCCCCAGCCCTGCGAGAATCGATACTCGCCGACCGGACCACCAGTGCTGTTCCAGGACGCGCTGATGCTGCCAGGAATCGTACCGACAGCGACCGGCGTAAGACCCATGGTCTGAAGCTTGGTAAACAGCTGGCTCGACAACTGGTTCAGCGTCGTGTCGCCGATGATCATGACGCGGGGACTACCAGTCAGACCCGAGCTGGCGGCGATGTGAACATCCAAGTCCATGACGTAGCGACGATTGATGTCGCTGTAGGACATGAGAGCGAGCTGGCACGTCGAACCCATCAGGTTCGGATCGATACGAAGAGTGTCCTCGCTCGACATGACGTAGGGATAGTTGTTGTTCGACGTCTGAACGGAGGCAATGCCACCATAGTAGAGGTCTTCCATCGTCTGCATCGGCATCAAGTTGCGCAGGTGCAATGGCATGACACGACCCGTGTTCAACCACAGGTCCTTGCCCATGATCGGTGCAGCACTGAACCAGCGCGGGTAGTCGGCGCGCATGATCCAGTTTGCCGGGGAGTTTCGCTGGACGCACAGCTGCGCACCACCAACCGTCACCGTTCCACTTGCCGACGCAGCGCCCAGATGCGCGCGAGTTGCACCTGCCGATGCCGAACTGAGAACACCCGCGACGGAGTAAATGGCAGCGTTCGCCGACAGCTGCTTCTCCAACGTCATGGTGAACGACTGAAGACTGACAACACCACCGGTCTTTGTGGTCTGTCGGAAAATCAGAGTACGACCAGTGCCAAACGTATTCGCGATTGTCGTCTCGATGTAGATGCGACCAAAGAAATACTCGTTACCCATCAAAGGTTCGGGGAAGACCATACCCTGATAGTTGTTGGTTGTTCCCTTCACACCCTTCGTGATCCCGAGAGCGAGGATCGCCGAGTCGGTGAACGGAGTCACGACTTCGGATGCGAGCGGAACCGACTGCTCGGGGAACAGACTGTCGAGAAACATGTTCTCGCTGACACCCGCGCTATCGCCGATGAAGTTGTAGCGACTGGTCACGTTACCGAAGTTCGAGACGCAGATCTCGGGCTCCTGATACATGTTGGTGGTGACGCGCGTGACATTCGTCTCGCTCTTGATCGCACCCTGGGGATCGGTCGGGTTGGCGATGTGATACGCGCGGTCGTACCAGACGCGGGTGATGCTGGTCTTCGACGTCGAGAGTGGAGCCGTGAAGTAGCGGGTCTGGTTCGGAGCTGCAGCATTCGGCGTCACGAGGATCATGCCTTCGCGACCATCGACGTAGTAGAACTCCGGAATGAGAACCTCGGTCTTCTCCACAATGCCGACGTCGCGCATCATGATGAAGCTGGTCTGCTCCGAGAGACGGTCGTAGAGAACCGGGTCCGTACCGATGGTGCCGGAAGCGCCGCCGACCCAGTTCCAGACCGTGCGAGCGTATTTGGTACCTTGCTTGATCGAGACGAGCGATCCCACCATCATAGCGAAGGTTGCGATGCTGGGCTCTCGAACGGCACCACCCGCCTGCACCTTGTAAAAGCCACCCTGCGACGGCGTCGTCGTTCGATAGGGAACAAACGCCACCATATTGGCAGTGAGGGTCACGCCGTCGATCACAGCTCCAGGAACCAAGAGAGGCGTGAAGCTGGTGGCGTTACCGTCATAGCAGAAGTCGGCGATGATCAGCGTCGTCGGTCCGGCAGGACCCTGCACACCCTGCGGTCCCGTTCCACCCTGCAAGCCGGTATAGATCTCGATGATGATCGGATCCATCTCCTGCGGGACTACGGTGATGATATCGGGCATCTTAAACTCCTGGACGAACTTGGAAGACACCAGTCAGAAGCTCGACGACGGTCACTCCATCGGCCAGCAGTATCTTGATGTCATAGACGTATTTCTGCGCGGCGAGGCCCGCCGTCTGGGCCGCTGTCAGCCCAATGCGGATCACGCCGGTCAGTGGCGTGATACTGGTGCTGAGATTGATCGTTGCGGTCGGCGCGTCGTAGCTCGTCTTGAGACGCGCCGAAGACACGGTGACGCCCGTCAGGTTCATCACCGTAGTCGGGTTCGACTTCAGCACAAGGTCCCGGCTGAACGTCGCACCTTGGTCGACGATGAAATCGAAACGAGTGGCGGGCATCACTTAAACCTTTCCTGCATGGGACTCGGGTCCACAGGGTTCTGCTCTTTTACAGCAGCGATCCTATCCAGCCAAGCGATAGTTTCCTCGGGTAGCTGAAAACCTTGCTGCCTGAGAGCTTGAAAGCCCTTGTAGATGGCATCAAGCTGATTCCCAATTGGTGGGTAATTCTGCAGCCGTCGAACGGCTGGTTCTTTCGATCCTTTAATACGCATGGATCACTCCCCGCCAAGTCACCATCTTGAGATTCTTGAGTTCGATCTTGAATACACCAGCGTGTTCCGGTTCAAACTCAATAGTGCCGTCCTCGATCACCACTGGTGCGTTTCCATCGACACGCATCGTTGTGCCTGGAGGGACCACGCCGGTCGTAACTTCTCCGACTGCAACGTCCTCGTCACTGAAGCCAGCAAACTCGACGCGCCGAACAGGCGTCACCGTCTCCAGATCGAGATACCAGAGTTCGGGATCGTAGTCTCCACCAATGATCCAACAGCCCGGCTCCTGCTGATGCTGGAGATCACGGAATGAGCAGCCTCTGACACAAACGACTTCACCAGTCAGCTTGTTGAAAGCAGTAAACTTGACATGATCGCCGGGGTTCATCGTTTTAACTCCAGAGCTTGCAACAACGTTCGAGTCGTGTGACCGCTTGTATGACTGCCCATGAACTTCAATTTGAAAGTGTGGGTACCAGCTGAGGGTGTCGCGGAAAGGAAGATTGTCGACAAACCATTATCGATCTTGAAACTCGTGACCAAAACGTCGTCAATATACACTCCAACTTCACAGGTGTAAGTTGGATATGAGTTGACCCAATGGGCAGTATTGGTCCATGTCGGACCACTCGGGCCTGGATCAGGAGGATTGTAACCCATATCTTACTCCTTACCAGTAAGCGTAGATGTCAGTGTAGACCGTGTAAGCGAACTGCAGGTAGCCAGTGATATTCACAATTCCACCTTGCGTCGTCATCGTCACAGTCGCGATTGTCGTGCCCGGAGTTCCATCATAGATGTCCGACGTGCTGTAGTAACTACCGGCGTTCGTCACAGCACCCGGATCGATGCGGTCAGTTGTCACACCACCGATGGTGATGCGGTCAGCAGTGATCGTGCCAGCCGTGATGCGTGCAGCATCCATGGTACCGGTGGTGATCTTGGCAGCGTCGAGAGAGGCAATCTTGGCCGAGGTGATCGTGCCGGTCGCGATCTGAGCATCAGTGATCGTAGCCGCCGTGATCATCGCACCGTTGACGCCACCCGCGTCCATGATCGTCGTGCCAGCCGCGTCCGAGACGCGGATGCCATAGCCACCACCTGACAGGGCACCAAGCTGAACGCGCGTCCCGCCGAGCGCGTCCTTGATCGTCATGCGCTGCAGGGTACCATCGATCACGAATTTGCTGTCGACCAGAGTGATGGTCTGCGCACCAATGGTGCCCGAGGTCAGCTTGCCGACGCTGAGATCTGCGACCTTGGCGTTCGTGATGATCGCGTCCTTAATCTGCGCCGTCAGCGAGATCACCTCACCCGCCCACAGTCGGTCGCCCGTGATCGTGCCGGTAACGATGTCCGAACCATCGACGATGGTGCGACCGTAGTTCACGACCAAATCAGAACCACCGCGATAGGTCGCGATGATGATTGTGTTCGGCGAATAGGCGTCGTTGATGTTGGTAGTCAGATCGAGGTTTCCAACACCCTTGTTCCAACACAGGTAAACGACACCGCTCGACCAAGTGTTTGATCCACCCGTAACAGCGACGGTTGTTGCTGTGCCAGCGTCGTTCACGTAGGTGATGTTGCCAGCAGTCCACGACATGATGTTCGTCGTCGGGATAGCCTGAACTTCAATACCTTGAATGTCGATGCCGCGAGCGCCAAGAGTGATCTTGTTCGCCGAGATCGTGTTTGCCGCGATACTTCCGCCCTCGATCTTCGTCGCGTCAGTTCCATTGCGCCAGTTTGCCAGCGAGACTCCACCCGAGATGAGAATCTTGCCGGGGTCGATCTGCGTCGAGCCAGCGTTGATACGGGTGCCGGGGTCGCTGGCACCGAGGGCGGCGTTCGACAGGATCGTCGAGAGCGTCGGGCCGCCCGATCCCACCAAGATCGTACCGGCGAGAATCGATCCAGCCGTGATCTTGCCAGCGTCCAGTGTGTTCGTCTGAATGCGGTCGCCGTTCAGGGTGTTGACCGTGATGTGGGCAGTCGTGATGACGCCGTTCGCGATCTGCGTGCCGCTGTTGATGTTGAGCGTCGTGCCCGACGTGCCAGCGGTCGAGCTGACCGGGAAGTAGCCACTGGTGTTGGCCGAGGTGTCGACAGCCCGGAGCCAGTAGTAGCGCGTGCTGCCACCAGCCAGACCCTGCTTGATGAAGCTGGTCCCGGTCGGCTTACCGATCAGGGTCGCCAGACTGCGGTCGTTGACAGTGGCCTCCCACACCTCGACGTAGGCGAGGTCCGCGTCAGTCGGGTTGGTCCAGTTCAGCCAGAGGTTCTCGAACCCGGCCAGCACGGTGAAGCCGCTCACGCTGCCCGGAGCCACAGTGTCCTTGGCCGTCGTGTGGTTCGCCTCGGTAGAGAACAGACCCTTTTGGAGCGCGATGTCAGCCGCACGAACCTTCACGTAGTAGGTCGTGTTTGGCTTGACGATCCATTTGAAGACGTTCGTGTCGCTCTGGAACTGGCTGGAGTTGCCAGTCGCTTCCCTGATCTCGATGTCGTACCGAAGGAAGTCAGCTTCCGGCGCAGCGGTCCACGTCGCCGACAAGGTCGTCTGAGTGGTGCCATCCGGCATGATTGCAGCTGCCGACGACAGGGACAAGCCAGTGATCTGAGCCGGTGCGCCCGGCACAGTGTCGAGCGTCGGCAGCGGAACGGCAATGCCGTTCACCGGACCCACGTAGTTGCCGAAGTTGCCCGAGTAGTCGTAGGCACGTAGCCAGAACCAACGCTGTGCGCTGAGGGGCAGACCCGTCATCACGTAGCTGTTTTTGTTGCCAGTGTCGGTCGGGCTCGCCGGACGAGTGCTGGTCAGACCAACATAAATCTCGACACCAGCGAAGTCTTCGTCGAGCGGGTTCTTCCAGTCGAAGTACAGGGACTCGTATCCGCCCTTCACGACCAGTCCGGTCGGATCGCCAGGACCAGTGGTGTCGTCGGTGAAGTTGCAGTTGACGATGGACGACCAGTCGGAGTCGATAGACGCGCGCGATACAGCCTTGACCCGCATCTGGTAGGCGTCGCTCATCGGCGCGCTGTACCGAATGTCGGTCAGCATCACTTCCTTGGTGACGTAGTCTTTCCAGTCTGCGCTCGGCCCAGTGCGGATTTGAACGACGTAATGGTCCGTCAGCTCGGGCGTCGTAGAGGGCGTCCACGTCGCAGTGATCACCGTCTTGGCGCTGACATCGCCGATCTTCTTTCGAACAGCCGAGATGTTCGGGTTCGTCGGAGCATTCGGAACACCACTGATGATCGCGATCTCTTCACTCGGGATCAGATTGCGACCGAACTGATCGTTGTGCGCCAGATGGATGAAGTAGTTCTTCGACCGATCCAGTTCGGGCACGAGGATCGGATTACCCGACAGGATGTAGGTCGGCGTATCCAAGCTGGTCCAGCTGTGATCGGTGTCGACCCACACATGCGTGTTCAGCCAGTCAGCGTCAGTCGGCGTATCAAACTCGAGACGCAGTCCACCTTCTACCCACGTAGGAACCACCCGGCGCGGCGCGGCAGGTGCCGGGTTGTGCGCCAGGAAGGACACGCCTGGAGACGCTTGAGGTACGCTGTTGATGTCGTAGTTGTTAGTGACCGCCCGGATAGCAACCAGTACAGCACGAGCAGCAGTGCCGCCGTTATCGACCGCATTCATCACTCCTGTGTATTCGAACCGCTCTTCCGTCGTCTCGACCGTGCGCAGCGTCACACCAGTCGACGGATTACGGAACTTCACTTCGTAATGGGAGAAGTTGGCCGGGCTGCTTCGATCCCAGATCAGGGTCATGTCCTGACCCAGCCACGCTCCACCTTCGAAACGGATGTTCGAGACGTCGGCCACGCCGCTCGGGTTTGCTACGGCCGGATCGGTGAGATCGACGCGATAGCCAACGACCGGGCTCTTGTCTCCGTTCATGCCCGTGGCACGGACCCAGAATGAATAGGCACCGACCGGCTGGTTGACCAGCTGGAACTCGGTTGCGCCACTGCTGCTCAGCTGCTGCGGAACTCCACCGTTGAAGGACATCTCCAAGGTGTAAGCCTTGATCAGCTGGTTGTTCACTCGATCCCACTGCACATCCAGATCGACCACGTCGTCGTGATAGGTCGGAATGACACGAAGATTGGTCGGAGACGAAACAGTCCGCAGCTGAAGGTTGCTGTACTCAATGACACCTTCAGCCTTCAGATTGTCGATCTGATACCACTTGTTGCGGTTGATCTCGATGGCCTCGACGCTGATCTCGTCGGGATTATCCTGCGATGTCTCCACGTTGAGAATGCGGAACGGCTTCGGCAGACCGATGCCGAGGCTGTTGTACTGCTCCAGAGAGAAGGCCGCCTTCTCGGGAAGAGCAGGCAACGGCTCATTGAAGTTGAGAGTGTAGACGTCACCAGTCGTGCCGCTGACCACCGTGCGGTTGATCATCAGGAACTTGAACGTCGAGTTGTCGGGATACGCCGGGTTCGGGATCGAGAAGCGGGCGGTGTAGACGATGCCCGCTTCCAGATAGACCGGATCGCGCAACGTCGCACTGCGCCTGTCAGTCGACACATCCTTGAGACGACCGCTGAGGCCGTAGCCGAGATCGGGGTCGGCGAGCAGCGCAACGTCGAACGGCTGCAGGTACTGGCCCAGTCGCGGCAGCTTGAACTTGACGACCAGGTTCTCGGTCGTGGCCGTGATCAGGCGATACATCGCACGACGCATTGCCTCCTGCGCATTGTTCGCGCCAACCGCAATGATGTCCGTCGAGATGGTGCCATACTCGGAGATATGTTCCGGAATAGTCAGCGTCCGGAAGTCCGTCGTGTAGAGCAGATCCTCGTTCGTGAACGACACCGTGATGTAGTTGTACCGGGTCGACACGTCAGTATAGCTGTACTCGAACGTTCCGTTGACCGTGTTCTCGGGAACGATCAAGTGAGTGGCAGGATCATCCTTGTCGACGCGCAGGTACGCGGTGCCATTACCGTCATCGAGCAAGACGCCGTTGAAGCTACCAGCAATGTAGCGAGCCATGTCCATGGCAGGACGCGGTTCGCTGATCACCGTGTTGAGCGTGTAGCGCGGCTGAGTTCCACCCTTGCCATCCGGCACCATGGTGTCGCACCACTTCGCGACCTCATAGCAATCGAACTTGTCCATCGTCATCGGATTGAACGAGCTGAGGCCCCAGTCATCGTTCGTCACGACTTCGTACAGACACCACACCGGGTTGTTGGTGTAGGCGATCTTGAAGGTACCGTCCCAAGTGCCGCTGTAGGTTCGAGCTTCCGGATCGTAGTTCACCGGGACGCGCACCATCATACAGTCGTAGATGCCCGAGAAATCGGGCAGCGACGAGAACTGATCGGTGGCTTGAGCTGTGGCATGCACGAAAGCCAGATCGTCCAGACGGAGAGCGGCCGAGGTGATTTCCTGGAAGCTCTCCAGGTTGATGATCGCCTTGTTGACCTGATCGCCGTTGGTGTACTCGGTGTCCGACAGCATCGTGACGCGGATCACATACGGCACATTCGACGGCTGCACCGGCACTCGATAGACCTTGGACGCCTGCTGCTGTGTCTTGCCGTAGAACTGGATCGTGTCGACGATGCCCGGCGAGGACGGAGCCGGTTCGTCAATAGAACCGCCGCCGATCTTTCGGGTCATCAACGTACCCGCCGAATTCCGATAGAACGCAGGAACGTAGGCCGAGTCCGGCTGGTCCGACCGCTTGATCTCAACCTTCACGTCAGCGGAATGATTGTAATTGCCGCTCTTGTTCTGGCTGTACAGCTGCGAGATGATGAAGCGGAACTGCAGGAAGTTGACGTAGGGATTGTTCGTCCGACGCCATCCCTTGTCCGTCCACAACCAATAGCCGTTTGCCCGAGTCGTACCAGCGTTGGCGACATAGTAGACTTCGCCAATGAAGTTGCCTTGGGTCGGCAGATCGTCGACATGAACAACGTTCGCACTGACAGTACCCTGTCGAACAACCGGCAGGTTCTTCGACAGGTTGACGTTCACCTGATGCGAAATAGCAGCGCCGGTCTGCGACAGCACGACGGTGTTGTTGATACCGTCGCCATCATAGAGATCGAGATTGAAGTTGTTGAAGTTCGGAACACCGTCCGGAGACATGAGCGGAGTGTCGCCGACATAGAAGTTCTTGGCACTCTTGTCCTTGAGGCCCTTGAAACGTCCCTGGCCCAAGCCCAGCACGAACTCAAGATGGTCCGTCGACCGGATGTTGTCCGGCGTGTTGGTGATCTGCTGCTGCTGGTACTGCTGCTGTTGCTGGGGTTCACCACCACCAAAGCCGCGTCCAGAGATTTTCGGGAGCTTTTTCACGGGTAACTCTCAGACGGAACGTTGGCGGCGGAACCGTCCTCGGGAATATCCGGGTCGGTGGTGACGACGACAGGAGTCAAGGCAGTGTCGACACCATCGGTGGAGTCGATGTTGAACGAGAGGTAGTGACCGGAGATCTTGTTCTGACCGAACGCGATGTTGACACGGGTGCCAGACTTCACGGTATTCTTGGGAGAGCCAAGGTATCGCGAGGAACTCGGGTCCGCAGTCGTCGTGAACGTCGTGTCCTGATTGGCCGTGTTGTCCGGTGCGGGTGCTGCGATCAGCGATAGTAAGCCGCCCAAGATTAGGGCCGCTCCCATTCCGTAGAGCATACCGGCCATCTGCGTAGCGATCAGCGAGGCACCGGCCGCCGCGCCGAAGCCAGTCCACCACGTCACAGCGATGATCAGGATGCCGACGACGATCATCAGGATCGACATCAGGCCGCCCTTGCCGCCGCCACCCAAGATGGACGGAACGAGATGCACCTCGACGTCGTCCTCACGGATCTTGAGCAGATCGTCCGGAGTGCGCGCGTTCGTGCCGCTGTAAACGATGCGGTCCTGGCCCGGAATCGGTCGGAGAACATGCTTCATCTGATTGCTGAATGCCTTGATGGCTTCAGCAACCGTCTCGACGGCGAACGACAACGGCCCCGGAACGAGGTGCGCTTGCGGTCCATGGAGATGAATGGTGATCATATGTCTTCGACAACCCGTTTGCCGTCGAGCTTGTAGCACTTCACACCGTCACTGCCAACGATGTAATGCTTCAGATGAGGCCAGTTCTGGAAGCAGACGTAGTCGGCACCGCTGGGATAGGACGTGGTGTCGACGTGCGTGTGCCAGGTTGCAGCCATGGTATCGAGGTGCGTGATGATGTCCTGTGCATCAATGTCGAAAGCTGCTTCAGGTCGAGGACTTTGGTTCTTCACCTCGACTATCGTCCCGTCCTTCAGGATGAACCCGCACCGCTCCTCTGGCCCCTGCCTCTTCTCCGTGAGTTCGCTGATATTCATTGTAGATCCTCTTGAAATGCGGCGGCAGCAGGGTACCAATATCAACCTTCTCTTCGTATTGCTTCAGGTTTTCGACTACCTGCGGATGACGAAGTGTCGCGACCGTGTACTTCTTCCAGATACCCTTGTAGGGCTCGGTGATCGACAGACGTCCCTGGGGATGATGGAAGATCTCATTGCCACCGACATAGACCGCTGCGTGCGTCGCGACCGACGACTGGATGCTGATGAGGAAGCCGTCGCCTACTTTTAGGTCATGCATCGGCACATCATCGAGAAGGCGGAATCCTTCTCGATGAAAATTCTGCATGTATAGATCGACACCGACCTCGCCATGGTCAACCGGCCGGATGTAGTTGGGCAGAATGATCCCACCCACATCCCGGTACCAATCCTGCATCGCGGTGTAGCAGTCGGCCGTCTCCCACTTATAGGGACGGCCCTCCAGATGGGCGTGACGCGATTTCATTGCAGGGACACCGTGGGGAAGTCGGGCGGAACGTACTGACGACGTGGCATGGTGAAGTTGGGTCCGTCAAGCAAATTACGCAGCTCGACGGTCAGCGTGCCTCGCAGGAACGAGGTGACGCGACCAATGTACCACGTCTTCTGTTCGAAGATCGGCAGATCGGCGTCGAGGTTTGCCTTGAGGATTCGCTTCCGCTTCACGATGGATTTCTCCAGGATGCGGGTGACCACGAACGAGGCAAAGACGTTCTCGGGATTGAAGATCGTCAGCGGAGGACGCGACACTTCTTCATCCGAACTCTGCTTCTCGGCACCGAGAAGAATCGGAGTGGCGTCGTAGCTGTGGCCCTGCCAGGTCACGTTCATGGTCGACGAGAGGTAGATGGTCCCTTGGTTCTTTCGCAGGACCACTTCCCACAGATCGACTTGAGCGTCGGCCGTGAGTAGCTGGGCGTCTTTCAGATGCTCAATAGGAACAGTGGTCACGATATCACCTCGATCAAGTTGACCTCGAACGGCTTCACCGAACCATTACCACCAACGTGCCCATCCGGCCACTTGAAAGGATCGGCAAATCGAACTTCCTTGTTGCCTTCCAGTTCATGTGGATAAATGAACACCTCGTGGGTGCCATGGTCCCGGTAGAACTTGTCGAGCAGCAAGAAGTTGATCACCGGCATGGTGATCAAGTCGGCTGTCCCATCCGTGTTCTGGAAGATCTTCATCGACTCGAACGACAGGATGAACTTGCGCTGGAACGGACCCGTTGGGCGTGATGCGAACACGTAGCTCTTACCGAGCTGAATGTTCGGAGCAGTCGGCGGATACTCGACGCGCATACGATGGTAGGGGAAGTTGAAGGTGTCCATTAGCCACGTCCATTCACAACAGACTTGATCAGTACACGAGTCTGACCACCGCGCACAATGTCGCTGTTCACGATGGCGATGATGTCCTTCGCACTCGGAGGCGGCGGCTGCTGACCCTGCGGCACGATCCAGACGTTCGTGACGTTCTGCTCACCGTCCTTCTTCTGCATCCGGTCAGCAGTACGCTGGTCAGCCATTTCGTTGCCGAAGTCGCCCACCGCGCTCATCGGCTCGCTGATCCGGCGGTTACCCAGGCTGTTGATCTCGTCCAAGGTACGACGACCGATAGCCCGAGCAGCTGCACGACGCAGCACGTACTCACCCGGCATCAGCGTGGCCGGAACCATGTCTCGGTTCTGACCACCGCCAGCAAACCGCTTGCGACGGACGCTGCCACCCGACTTGTAGGTTTCACCGGTACCCGAGCCGACACCATCGCCAGTCGTGACCGAACCACCGCCCGACATCATCGAGCCGAAGCCCGGCAGCAGGAACCGCATAGCCATCTTGAGGGCCATCATCGCGACCATCTGCACCATCATCTGGAGCAGGGAACGAATGACCGACCGCGCCATGTCGCCGAACGCCTGACCGACCGACTTCGTGCCATCGATCAGCGACATGAAGGCATCAGTGAAACCGCTGGAGACGGTGTTCAGCATCTGAGGCACGCGCTCAGCGATCTGCGTCAGGCCATCCTGGAACAGCTTGTTCTGGATTTCCCAAGCCTTCACACCCGTGCTGAGCTGTTCGAAGAACGTCGGCTTGGGCTTCGGCTGGGTCTGAGCATCCTGTTCGATCTTCAGCTTCTGAAGAGAGGTAGCCGTGCTATCAATCTGCTGACGGTACTTCTCCATCTCGCCATCGGCGCTCTGAAGCTGCTGCTTGATCGCAGCCAAAGCATTGCTGTTCACCGTGTTGCCACCAGCAACACCTTCCAGAGCAGCCTTCTCCTTCGTCAGAGCAGCGACCAGCTCTTCCGCCTTCTGCAGACCCATCTGCTGATTGACCAGCAGGGTCTGAGCAGCCTCGATCTTCAGCTGACGAACAGCGTTCTCGACGTTCGCAGCCTTCTCGAACTGATCGACTTCCTTGTAGGCGGTCGTGAAGCTGTTGCGATTGACCGGTGCGTCGTAGGCCTTGACGCTCTGGTCGAACCGGAACTGGATGTTCTCCGCTTCCTGATTGGCGTTGGCAAACGCCTTCTCGATCTGGCGGAAGTTCTGAGCCAACTTCTTCAGCTCGACTTGGAAGTCAGCGAGCATCTGCTTCATCTCGCGGGACAGTTCTTCCTGACCAGCGGACATACCCTTTGCGTCGATGCGATTACGGAAGCCCTTGAGAGCCTCACGACCAGAGGTCGTGACAGCATCCATCTGCCCCTGCATCTGCTTGATGATTTCAGGGTCATCCAAGTTCTGACCACTCGCGGTGAAGGACGCGATGATCATACGAATCTGCATGCTGATCAGCTGCTCGGTCAGCGTCGCGATCTGATCGAAGATCTTTTCGCGCTGCTCCTTGCTCATCGTCCGGCCGAGCATACCCGTCAGCGCACTCATGTTCGAGTTGATCTGCGCATGAATGCTGTCGATCATCACCTTGGAGGTTTCCAACTCCATACGGATGATGTCCTGCGACGCCTTCTTCCGACGCTCGAACGCCTCCTCAGCGAACTTCGCACGGTCGGCCTCAAGCTCAGCTTCCTGCTGAACGATCAGATCCTTCTTCTCGTCAGCCTGCTGCGCCGTCTTGAGTGCATCACGATCCTTCTGGAACAGCTTCTCCTTCGTCTCGTAATACTTGGCCTGCAGACGCTCCAGCTCCTGGTTCGACTGCTCGATACGGCCAACGTCGCTGTACTGCTTGGCGCGACGCTTCTCCGTCTCGATCTGAACCTGAATGGTCTTCATCTCGCTCTGGAGACGAGCCTTCTGAACCTTGTCCACTTCCTCGCGCGCAGTGTTCAAATCACCGGTCACCAGACCAGTGGTTTCGTTCATGCCGCGCTCGATGTTCTTCTTGTAGGCTAGTTCGGCGACACGCTTCTGCTCACCCGACAGCGTCGAGAGATACTGCTGGAACATACCGTCGATGAAGTTGCGAACCTCATTGACTTCCTTCTGCATCTCATCGGCGATGCCCTTCTTCTCACCGACCGGTGCGCTCTTCAGCTTGTCGCGCATTTCGGTGATGTGAACTCGAGACGCATTAACCGCATTCTCCATCGTCGAGTAGATGGTCTTCTGCAGTTCGATCAGTTCATCACGCTGGCCAGTGGTGCTTTCGAGATCGCGACCCTTCGACCGCTTCTCCAGTTCGTTGGCCGCCCACTCGCGTGCCCGCTTGAGGATCAGGTTGCCAAGGTTGCGGTTGTCCTCGTTCGTGAACGTATCGCCAGGATTGGCGACGTCCGAATCCTTCAGCTTCTTCAGACGGTCGATAGCGTCCTGAGCCTTTGCAATCTGAGCAATGGTCTTATCGAGATCGTTACCGATCATCGAATCCATCAGCGACTTCGTCTCGGGCATCACACCCTTGATGTTGTCGAGAGCGCCACGAGCCTGGCTGTCCTGAGAACCTTCCTTGAAGCGGTTCATCTGGAACTGACGCGACATCTCGCGACGCACAGCAGCCGGGGTTTTGCTGTCATTCTGGATCAGCGTGTTGAGGCTGTTCTCGCTCGACAGTTCAGCCGCACGCTTCTCGAACGCTTCACGTTCAGCCTTGAGTGCGCCAATCTTATCGTTCAGCGACAGGGTCTGCAGACCGCGCGAAGTGCTGCGCAGCTTCTCCAAAGCCGACACGAGTTCATTCACATTCGTGACGGTCTTCGGAAGCTCCAGACCAAGATCAGCAAAGCGCGTCTTGAGGTTCAGCGTCTCGGTGGCGAGCGCGCCGCTGTTCTCGTTCAAGCTGCTGTACTTCGACAGCAGATCGTTGATGGCCTTGTCGATGGCCATCTGAGTATCGACCTGCTTCGTGTTCGCCTGAGTTGCCTCGTTCGTCTTCTGCTTCAGCTTCTCCATCGCATCGGAGAACTTGTTGGCGTTGCGAGCATTCATCTCCATGATCAGGGAGACAGCTTCAAAGCCGATGAAGGCAAGAGCAAGCGGACCCACGCCACGCATCAGGCTCATAGCACTGCTGAAACGACCAGCAGCGGCGGTGGTCCGACCGATGGCGGCTCCAAAGACATCCGTCTGCACAGCAGCCGCTCGGCTGGCCGTCGTGTAGGTCAGCAGAGCAGCACTGACGGAACCGATCACCGGTAGGAGTCGAGCAAACTGAGTGGCCAGAATGTAGACGACCGCAGTACCACCAACCGTCGTACCGAGCGACACGATGGTCTGGATCAAACCACCGAACGACGAGATGAGGTCAGCCGTCGTGTTCATGACGGCGACGGCCTTCGGCTTGAAGTCCTCGCCCATCTTGTCGGCCATGATGCCGAAGTTCGCCTTCACTCGATCAGAGGCCGCCGCGATGCTGTCCATCGCCACTCGGCTGCCAGTCATGGCCGCTTGGCTGGTGATGTTGGCCTGTGTCAGCTGCTGGAGTCCGTCCACCTGGCTCAGCAGACCGAGGTACGCACGAGCGCCACGAAGCTCCAGACCCTCGAACGCCTGAGAGGCACCGAAGCCAGCGTTGGCCATCTTCTCCAAGGTCGGCGTCAGACCCTTGCTACGGATGTCCACGTCGGCGATGGTCAGACCAACGTTGCCGAGAACTTCCTTCAGCTTCTCAGTCGGGTTGAGCAGATCGGAGATCAGCTGGGTAACGCCGGTACCGAGCGTCGACCCCGACCGAACACCAGTGTTGGACAGAGCGGACAGGACACCAGTCAGTTCCGCGAACGACACATTCGCCTGTGCGGCGGTGTTACCGGAATACTGGATGCCGAGAGCCAGCTTCTCCATGTCGAGCTTGGAGGTGTTCAGCGCGCCAGCCATGATATTGACGATCTGACCAGTCTCTTCGGCCCGATAGTTGAACGCACCCAGCACCGAGGTCACGACGTCGACCGAGGTTTTCAGCTCAGACCCAGTAGCCTGCGCCAGCATCGTGATCGGCTTGAGAGCCGCTCCGATCTGCTGCGTGGACAGACCAGCTTGGGCCAGTACGACTGCGGCCTGCGTCACTGCCGTGGCGGTGTAGCGCGAACCTTCGGCGACGCCGATGATGACCTCCTTGAGGTCTTTCATCTCACCCTTGGTCGAACCACTGATGGCCTGCAACTGATGCAGAGCCTCATCGAACTCGACGACCGACCGAACGCCGTAGCTGATTGCGCCGAAGAAGCTCGTCAGTACCTTGTAGTTCAGCATCAGACGAGACTGGATCTCAAGCAGGAACTGACCACCGTCTCCGAACAGACGAAGGCGCTGGATGTCCTGCTGCGACTTGGCAACCGCAGCTTGATAGGCGTTCTGTGCTTCGGCGGCAGCGCGCGACAGTTCAGCCGTCTTGCTGGGATCGAAGTTGTTCTGCTGGTTGCGACGAGCAGTGATCAGCGCGATCTTTGCATCGGCCACAGCAGCGGCAGCCGTCGAGATCTCAACCTTCTTATCGGACAGCTTCTGATAGTAGTCCTTGAGGTTCTGCATCGCCTTGGCATCATCGGGCAGCTTCGTGATGCCAGTGGTCTGCTCAATCGTCTCCTGCGTGCTGATGCGGGCAGCACGATAGATATGGTTCTTCGCCAGATATGCGGCGACCTTATCGCGCGACTTCTGGATGATTTCAGCCTGCTTCTGCGCCAAGTTGTCGTAGAAGACACGCATGTTCGCCATCGTCTTGTCGACGTCGGGACGAACGAGGCCAGTCGTCTGTTCGATAGTCTCCTGCACACTCAGACGCGCGGCCGGGATGATCGAACGTCGAACGGCAGCCATGGCGCGCCGATTGGCGGCAGCCTCAGCATTGGCAGCGAGACGCTCTTGCTTCTGCATCTCGGCACTCTGCTTTTCGAGCATCGCCTGAGTAGCAGCCAGCAGTTGCAGTTCACGGCTTCGCTTGCTGACCAGCTTGTCCAGCGAGCCATCAGCGTTGCGGGCATTCTGTTCCTCAGCCGCAGCCAGCAGCATCTCAGCGGCACGAATGCGGGTCTTCAGCTCGAGCCGCTTCTGATCACTCGGATCGGGGCCGAGGTTGCTCACAAAGCGACGAGCGCCCTTGTTCTCACTCTCAAGGAACTTGAGCAGGGTCGAATTCTTGATCTGGCGCTCGGCATCCTTGAAGGTGTTGAGCGTGGCATCGGAAAGCTGACGTCCGAACGACGTCATGTTGGCCTTGATGCTCTTCGTCATTCCGTCGACGAGCGCCTTGGTGATCGAGGCACCAGGGTTCTCGTTCTGGACGAGGGTCACCAGATTGCGGAAGTTGGCCAGCAGCTCCTTCTGAGTCTTGTCGAAGTTGCTGCTGGTAACGATGCCGACCTTCGTATCACGAAGGAGTTCCATCTGCGTGCGCAGAGTGGTCGTCGCCTTGATGATGGAGTCCAGCTTCTTCTGCAGCTTCTCCATCTCGGCGACGGGCTGGTTCAGATTGGCCTCAATACCGATCTCTTTGTCATCAGCCATCTGTACCACCCGTCATGGTCGCTTTGGCGTGGCTCATAAACTTCATGATGGTAGACTCGGACGGAGGGGGCTTCTTCATCATCTCCTGCATTTCTTGAGGAGACACCCCTTCCGACTTGTTCCCACCGAGAGCTGCAGCCAAGATCAAAGCGAAATTCTGAAAGTCCTGCAGCACTTTAACCTGTTCGTACTGCACTCTCAACTGAACCTTGTGACGTAGGTCGAACCACGTCTTCCGTTCGTAGAGGTCGTCGATCTCACTAGGTGAGATGTCGAAGGCCAGACAGATGCTATCCGTCCAGGTTAGCTGGCTGAGCCAGTGGTCAACGACGTCTGGACTTCCTGCAGTGCCCGCGTCTTGTCGCCCATTTTGTCGACCGTGGCCAGCATACCCTCCATCAGCGGCTCGGAACTCTCGTTGAAGTTCGAGCCCAGCTTGATGAAAAAATCGAGGATATGGGTTCCCGCCCAAGCGAGGATCTTGGACACCTCTTCCGGAGTGATCTCCAGTTCGTCGATCTCGATCTGGTTCTTCTTCGTCGACAGAAGCTGGACCAGCATCTGCTCGGCGATCTCGGGCTCCTCGATCATGCGGCCGACGTCGTTCATGTTGCCGATGAGCTTGCAGAGACGATTGAGTCGGCCGAACGTCATCACGACGGTCTGGGTCTTGTCGCCGATCTTCAGGTCGAAGCTCGGGGCGAGTTCGGACTGAATGAGGGTGGGCTTGGGCGCGTCGGACATAGGGCTCTCCTTGAACCAAAAAGAATCGCCCCGGTTCTAACCGGGGCGATCTTCAATGGCAAGTCCGTTCTGCTTACGGCAGCAGGAGGATGCGCGACTGGTCGCCCGCGAACTGGGCGTAGTGCGGATCGCCCGGCACCTGGTCGTAGATCGTCAGTTCGAACGGCAGGTTTCCGTAGTTGTCGGTCGTGAAGTTCAGATCCAGACCCTTCGTGACGCGGCACTTCGGGATCATGATCATCGCCTCTTCACCACCGGCCAGGTTGCCGACGACCATCGCCGCGAGGTACGGCTGCTCGACCTTCTTGCCGACCGACACGGTGCCGAACTTCTTGACCACCGCACCGGACGGCACGGTAATACCGGCCGGGGTGGCGCGGGTGACCGTGACGTTGAGGGCCGCGATGGACAGCACCTGGCGGACGAGGACCTGGTCATCCGAGCCGTACTGGATCAGGATGTAGTCGTTGGCGGCGAGGCCGGTGACCGACGTGCAGGGAATAACCGAGGCACCGGCCGCGACCGAACCGGTCGTGGTCGTCACGAGGCCGGTCGTGGTGATCGCCGAGCCGTCGAGGCCGAGCGCGAAGTTGAGGTTCTGGAGCGTGTACTCGTAGGCTTCGAAGGACGCCGTGACGGCGTTCTTGTTCATCACCGAGTAGACGACCGTGTTCTTCACGCCCTGCGTCAGCTCGACGTAGCCCGGTTCCATGTTGGTCTTGAAGTTCTTGACCAGACCGATGCCGTTGGCAGCGGGCGTGAAGTCGAACATCGTGGCCGGGGGACCGAGCATGACCGAGGCCGTGCCGAGCATGAAGCGCGAAGTCTTAGCGAGGCCGTTGGCCATGGGAATCTCCTGTAACTTTCCAAAGAAGGTTCTTGCGTTATCCGATGGTTCGACAGATAAGACAAGAGATTTTTTCTGAACCGGAGTGAACCATGAAAACGAAGGATATGGTGGCCATGACCGTCCGGATGCCGCCGGACTTTGCCGACCAGATCACGACCCGCGCCAGGCTCACTCGACGGAGCCGAAGCGCAGAGCTGATCCATCTGGCCAGTCAGACCCTCGACCGACAGGCTGCCGTCCTCAAGGCTGAGCAGCAGCGCGTGACGGAGCGTAACCAAGGGATACTGCAAGATATTGGTACGACCGAACCTCAGTTGTCACTAGGGGAAGAGCAGTAGTCCCCTTCATGAATTTCATCTGACCCAGGAGATTGCCCGTCTCCGCGTCGAGCAGCTCGACCATCTTGCCGGTCAAACAGGCGTTGAACAGCACGTTGGTCAAGCTGCGAAGATGAAACAGGTTCTGATCACCCACAGTCGATAGACCGATCCTTGCAGCGACAGTGAAGTTTCCTTCCTCGTCGGTGATCGAGTAGTCCTCCAGGCCCATGATGTCGAGCAGGTTTGACAGTTCCTTCTCGTCGGCGATGCCGTCGAAGTCGACGACGGTCGGCTGCGCACGACCCGAGGCCGTGAACACCGGATCGTTCGTGATGACCTTGCCGATGAAGCGGATGAGCGAGGCCTTGCAGTCTTGATACGGGTTCATTTCAGTCTCCGAACGACGGACGGGGTGATGACGTACTTCACCCACCAGTTGAGGTAGGGCTCGACCAACGGTCGGGTGATCCGGCCCTTGAAGGCCGAGAGCTTCATGGACCGCTGGAAGGTACCACTGTTGATCTGCTCCAGCAGCTGAATTCCGCGCTTGTTGCGCATTGCGGGTGCGGGTTCGACGACCATGCGGAACGCCTCACCACGCTTCACGGCGCGCGGCAGCTTCACGAGAGTGACCTTGGGCTTGCCCAGCAGGCCACCCTTGGCCTGTCGGAGCGACGTCCGCAGCTTGCCACTGGCCTTGAAGAAGCCCGAGCCTGGGTACTTCTTCTCTTTCCACTTGGCGTAGTTGCGTTTGAGTGGCTTCCAGTTTGGGGTGAACTCTTGAAGCCCCGGCGGTCCGGCCACGTCGATCCCAGATCGGACCAGCGTCGAGAAGAAGGACGCATTGATGACGGCCACTTCCTGCTCGATCTTGGCCTTGACCTTGTTGACGTAAACCGTCGTCGTGCGGAGGATCTTGGCCTCGACGTCACGAACGAACTTTTTGTAGGCTCCGAAGCTAACTGACCTCGCCATAGGTGATCCCCTGAACCTTCTGGACAAACTTGACGACCTTGCCGTCGAGCATATCACCCAGCTGGAGATCGACACTCGTCAGGACCCGATACTTAGAGCCCGACTGGTTCTCGTTGTCACCCTGGAGCTGCATCAGCTCCCAGACCACCTCTATCGAGCCCAGCGCGCTCTTCTCGTAGGCTCGACTGAGTCCCGTGACCAGATCAGTCGACTTCACTTCTCGCGTCCACACGGCGGTGTGGGTGACCTCAGCAAGGCTGAAGACTCGAGTCATGTTCCGGGTCTTCTCGGCTCGGTCGATCAACAGGTACTTCCGCAGACCGTCCTTGATCACCATGCCGGGGCGCGCCGGGGAAGTGCTGCTGGTGAGCATCTGCCGACGCGGGAGGACGAAGTCGCGGATCGTCGCGTTGTCCTTGATGTCCATCATCTGACCTTCCAGCAGGAGGCCCGTGGTGGTTCGGATCGGTCGGAAGAAGGCTCGGGACGGAGCGCGCATTTTAGGCTCCGGTGATCGGATCGGTCGGGGTAGCCACGTCGAAGAAGAAGGCCGTGTCTTCGGTCACACCGAACAGGTCGGTTGCGCCGCCGACGATCATGGCGTTGATCTTGGGCAGGAAGCTGTCGAGATCGAGCTTGGAGAAACGAGCGTACTTCTCTTGGTCGGACGACTCCGACTGCATCAGACGGATCTTGAGGACCTGGACGAGCGGCAGGGCGGCGAAGCCGAGGATCATGTCGTTGGCGATCCGCATGGTGCCGGTGTCGGACAGCGCCTGATCGAACTCCACCTTGTCGTAGGTGGCGACTGCCGTGTAGTAGGCGTCTTCGATCCGAATGAAGCTGTCGGGAAGCTCGTCGGCATTCACGCCGAAGAAGACCCGCACGTCGTCGGGTGTCACGCTGGTGTTGATCCAGGGTGCGACAAAATAGCTGATGGTGGTTTTGTAGGTGGCCCCGGCCACCTTGTAGCTCACGATCAGGGTGCGCTTCTCGCGCTCCGAGGCCGTGTTGGCAGTTCCGTCGACCTCGATCACCACGGTGTTCAGCCCGGCGTGGTCGATGGCCTTCGGATCCCAGCCCGTGACCAGAGCGCCGCTCTGGTCACGAAGCTGAGCCGTCACCGAGTTCGTGTCGGGGATGACGAGTTCATCTCCGACACGAAATTCGATAGGGAAAGACTGGGCATCCCCACTGGTGACGTACATGGTCCGACTCCTTACTTACGCGGAGCCTTGAGGATCTTCTCCTCCAGGGCAGCGACGAGCTTCTCCTGCTCGGCCAGCTCGTCCGCCGACGCCTTGCTGTCTTTCTCGCGCATGGCGAGCAGCTGGTTCTTGGCGTCGATCAGCTCCTGCTCCACGGTCGGAGCCTCCTCGACCTTCTTGCTCGGGTCGAACTTGTGCTGCTTGACGAAGCCCTCGACGGCCGAGTCGCGCTTCTTCTCGCCAGCGTCGGCGATGACCTTCTGCAGCATGGCGTCGGTGACGTTGTCGTTCACCCGGCCATGGATGGTCAGCTGACCGGCGTTCGCCTTGCTGTCCCAGAAGTGGTCGGCCGAGACGACGTTGACCTGATCGGCCTCGACGACCTCGCCCTTGACGCCGCCCCAGAGCATGAAATTGCCGGTGGTTTCCGCAACGAGCTTCATAGAAGTCTCCTGATAGTGTGGTTGAGAAAGAGGAAAGGCCCAGCCACTTTCGTGGATGGGCCTTCCTTTGTCCAGCTGAACTTCGCTTAGGCGGCGAAGTTCAGGATGGAGCGGGTGTCCGCGAACGCCAGCTTGTAGCCGGTGTTCTCGGTACGAACGTAGGTGATCACCTGGTTCTGGATCGACGCCTCGGACTCCGAGATGTTGGAACCGGCCTCGACCAGTTCCTCCAGCGTCTCGCCCTTGCTGATGCCGATCAGCTTGCCGGTCGGAGCCTGCGAGCTGATGGCGAAGGACACGTTCTGGTCGAAGCCGAACTTGGAGAAGTTGAACTTCGGACCGATGCCGCGCTGCGCCGCGAAGTCCGCCACGTTCGGGCCGATGGCAGTCACCGGCATGAACAGGAAGAGGAACTCCAGGTAGGCAGCGAAGTTGCCGACCACCGTGTCGACGGGCACGCCCGCCTGCGCGCGAGAGATCAGCCAGGACAGCATCGGCTTGTACTGCAGCTTGCCGGACTGGCCCGAGTCGTAGCCCGTGAGCGTCGACTGGGCGACCACCGGAGCAGCGGCATTCACGCCGTCGCCGTTGATCAGGATGCCGGTGGCAGCCGACATCTTGGACATCTCCAGCTCGCGCGCCACGCGATTGGCGAACGGGGTCAGGATGTCCAGACGGACCCGACGATTGAACTCGTAGGTCGTCCGGTAGCCCGAACCGTGCTTGAAGATGCCGACCGAGGTCTGCGAGGTGCGCAGCGACCGGACCGGGATGCGAGCGCCTTCCGCGATGGTGTAGGTACCACGGTCGCCGCTGTCATCCAGCACCACGGTGCTGATCAGCTCGGTGCCGTTGATCGTGCGGCTGACCGCGACGATGTCGGACACCTTCTCGATGTTCTGCTGGCGGTTGTTCCAGCGGAGCATGTCGTCGATCACCTCGGGGAACATGGCGCGGGTGCCGGGGAAACGCTGGAACGTCTCGCCAGCGGCCTGCAGGATCACGCCCTCCTCGTAGGCATTCTTGAACGGCAGGTTGAGGTAGGCGAGAGCCGCCTCGTAGCCGTTCAGGCCGACGAACTTCTGGTCGCCCTCGTTCGGATTGATCGCGAGGGTGAGGTAGTCGCGGACGGACACGCCGAACTCGGCGGCCGTCTTGACCAGGCGCTTGCCCGCTTCCTTCGAAGCCCCATCGGACTCCGCGCGCAGCGGATCGAGGATCGTGGCGGCCGATACCCGCTTGATCTCGGTCAGTGAACGAATATCGGTCATAACAATCTCCCTGAGAAAACGCTGTGCGTGTTGAGTTGAGGGTTACTGAACCTTGAGGGCGATGGCCTTGGTGCCGACCACCTCCATGACTCGCACGACCGGGACACCGGCCACGGGAGCCACGTTCTTGACTTCGCCGCTGCCCGCGCCGACGAGGGTCGAGCCGACCGCGACGACGAAGGTCGACGTCAGGCCCGCCTTGATCGGCAGTTCATTGGCGAAGTGGAACGCTGCGGTACCGACCACGACACCTTCCTGGACGCGGTTCTCGAACGTTTCGAGGCGCGCGTGGATGGGGTCGCCGTCACCGGCCAGCTTGAAGGTGTTGGCCGCCGTCGTATCCTGCGTGAGGGCCTTGCCCACATCCGCAGCCGTGACAGAACCGGAGAGGAGTACCGTGAACTGGTACGCCTCCATGAAGTAGCCCTTGAAAGTGACGCCCTGACCGATCGGCATGGTAGCCTCCTATTTCGAGTGTTTGACTTGCTGCAGGACTTACTTCGACGTCTTGAAGGCGTCGAGGCGAGCCTGCGTCTGAGCCTGCGTCTGGCCCTGGTTGGCGACACCGCCCGCCGGGATCAGCTTGTGGACCGAGTCGGTCGTGGCCTTGAGAGCAGCCACCAGACCCTTGACGTCGGCCGGGATGTCCTTGTCTTCCAGCGGCTTGCCGAGGGCGACGGAGGCCGCCTTCAGCTGCTCGGTCAGGAACACCTTCGTCTCGTCGACCTCGGCGGTGAGCGCCGTGTTGGCGGCGGTCAGCGTCTCGACCTGCTTGGCCGGACCCGTCTGGGCCGCTTCCAGTTCCTTGACGCGGGCCTCGGACGCCGTCAGGCGGGCCGTGAGGTCCGTGTTGGTCGCCGTCAGGCTGGTGTTGGCCGCCTTCAGGGTCGCATTCTCGGAGGCCGAAGCGGTGAGATCGGTGACCAGCTTGTTGAAATCGGGGACAGACATGGCTTCATCCTTCACAGTAGCAAATAGGGTGGTCGCATCCGGCACTTTTCCGGTGGCTGCCAACTTCTGATAGTCGTCGGCACCGAGTAGAGCCTTTGTACGACCGACGATCTTGGGCTTATCGGCTGCACCAGCGGAAACTAGACTAAGCTCCATCCAGCGGTCAAGGCCTTTTAGTTGAACATGCACGCCATCCTTGCCGATGGTGTGGTCGTTCTCACAGACCTGATCGAAGAAGTTCATCATCGTCGCTTTGTCACTCGCGTAGTCGAAGCCACACGCGGAACAAAGGATGTGCTTGGGACGGACTCCAACGGACACTTCGTCGATCACACCCGTGTCCAGCTTGGAAATCAGGTCGACCTCGGTGAGCGGCAGATAGAACTGAGCCCGCAGCTCGGGCTGGCCCATCTCGTCGGCAGTGATACCGGCGTAGAAGGTCTTGCCGACCGGATGTTCCATGCCCTGAAGGTGCATGTTGTGGAGCGGCACGCCGCCCTTGGCCGGAACACCGGCCATCTCGGCGAGCAGGCTCGCGTCGATCACACCCTTGTGGAAGATCGAACCACGCTTGCTGAGCGGACGAGTATTGGCGGCGATGGTTTCGAACACCGCGATCTTCGTCACATCGATCTCGGACCCGGCCGCCGCATGAATGCGAGCCTGGATCTCATCGGTCATTTCGAGACGCTTTGCCATGATGACCTCTTACTTGGCTTTGTCGGTGCGTGCAACATTTGGTTTCGGAGTGGACTTGCTCTTCGCCGCTTTGCTGCTGGAGTTCGGAGTGACGGCTCGACCCATCGGATCGGCGTTGGGACTTGCATTGCTGGCGGTCGAGCTGCCCGATCCAGCCGTCATGAAGCCGGTGCCCGACAGTTCGTCGATCCCGTCCGGCTTCGGTCGACCGAACATTTCCAGGTGGAACTCATTGTCCGTGATCGCACCGATGGACAGGAGTTCGAGCAGACGCTGCTGCTTCATCAGACGCTGGGGTTCGAGTTCGAGTTCCGAGCGCAGCTCGACCTTCTCAAACTCGACGTCGACGTATCCGTTGAAGCCCTGAAGCCGCATCATCAGCGTGAGGATGTTGCCGTACAACTCGGCGATGGGCTCGTTCAGACTATCTGCATTGAAGGCGAAGATAGTCGCCTCGACCGAGGCGGTGTTCACGCCACTGTCGCCACGACCGATCAGGGTGGCCATGACCTTCAGGGCCGCTTGGTTCTGACCATTCAGCACCTCGATCACGCTGTCGATGTTGATCGACATGCCCGGCGCGTCGGCATTCAGCGTCGTGGCCTCGACCGCGTCCGTGCTGACGAAGCTCTCGTCGACCCGCAGTCCGGCGATCTTGGCGCGAATTTCGCTGAACCGGTCGTTGACGTAGGTCTTCAGCTTGGCGTTGTCGATCTTCACATCGGGCGGGGCCGACTTGATGATGACCTCTTCCAGCACCTTAATATGCAGGCGCGGATAGCCCGAAACCTGCATGATCCGGTAGAGATCATTCACGATCTGCGTGCGCGCGGCGACCGTGTTGATCACCGATACGAACGGCGAGTAGGTGTAGATGTTGGTCGGGTCCTTGCGGAACCACGTCATGAAGAAGGTCGGGATGTCCAGGCTGATGCTCTGCTGACTGCCCGGCACGGCCTGTGCAGGCTTGTACTGGCCCGGCGTACTCTCGACCCACTCCAGCGACTTCGGATCCACCAGACGGATCTCGGTCGGCAGCAGGTTCTTGTTGACCACCAGTTCCGCGCCGCACCCGCCGCGCATCAGGATCATGTAGCGAATCTGCTCGCTCAGACCGTACAGGCTCTGGTTGATCTGGAAGCCCAAGGTGTAGTCATTGCGGCCAGTCATGAACTGCAGGAGCTGCATCAGCTGGGTCTGGCCCTTGGAGTCGAGCTGACCCTTCTGGTCATAGACCAGCATCTTGAGCTTCTGGTTCGCGACCGTGAGGTAGGAGTTCACGGCGGCCGAGACGTCCGGATCGAACTTGATCAGCTTCTGCAGCAAGTCTTGGCTGCTGGCAGTTGACCGCTCGGTCAGGAGGTCTTCAATATGGTCCCGGTAGGCGGGCGCGGAGAGGACTTGACCGGCGTTCGAGGGGTTGAACGTTCCGGTAGCCGACACGCCAGTAGGATTGCCCTTACCCTTCGGTAGGACAAAGCCTAGGACGTCGGTGAGTTTGGAAAGGGCGGCCATCTATCATCCCGAATGTCTGAGTCGTTGTAACCGTTTTGCACGAGCTTCGGCAACGGCTTTGTTTCCGGGCACTTGTTGCTCTTCTCCAAATTGGCCCTGCGAGGAAGGATTTGTAGATTAGCCGTTACGTGAAGTCCACAACTCTTCTTTCCTTTCAACGGGTAAACATGGTCAACCTGATGTTTGACCTTTGTGTTCTTCGAAATGATTCGAGCCAGCCAGTAGAAGGCGAGAATGCCCTCGCGCTCTTGCCAGCCGTCTACGCCTCTCCTCGCGCGCATCGCCGCTCGGCGTTCGGCCGCCCAGATTACGGCGTCAGGGTTCTTCGCCAGCCAGCGTTGACCTCTCGCGCGATGTTTTGCGACGTGCAACTTATCGTAGGCTGTTCTGTTGTTTGAAAGACACACGACACAAGTGCTGTTTGAAACCATGCGGGCAGCAACATGTCCCCTAACGCAGGGTTTGCCGGTGTAGTATGTCTTCAATCCTTGAGCTAAGGCTTCCTTCTTGGATACCTTAGCCGAGTGGTCCATTTGATGCGTTCTTCTTCGGCTTGTTGAACTGAATCATTTGGTGTTGAGCCATTTCAGCAGATCCAAACAGAATGTTCGAGCGCAGGTCTTGATCTTCGGCGAGGTCGACGATCTCCCGCACACGCGGTGCAATCAGCACATACGCGATAGCATGGAAGAAGTGATCCGATCCAGAGAGCTTCTTCCAGACCGCCGCCTTCTCGGGCTCTTCCTCACGCACCATGTCGCGCAGATGCTCGATCAGGGTGTAGTCGTAGGTCGTGTAGCCGCTGATTGTCAGCTCCTGGCGCTTGATGCTGCCGAAGACGCGGTCGAGCGCCATGGTGCGGTCGATCTGGCAGTGGTCGGCATGGGTCTTCTCGGGCACCTTGACGACGCTGATTTCCTTCGTGCCAGTGTACTGGACCGGCATGATCCGACCCTTCGTGACGTCCCGCATCTCGTCGGCGGTCGGCGTATAGGGCAGTCGGTCGATGCAGCCGCCGACGATGTTGAACTCGGACATGAACCGCTCAACCGTCTCGCGCAGTCGGACGTAGGGCACGACGGCGCAGTGGAAGATCTGCAGGTTCGAGTAGCTGGAGCCGGTGGCCAGTACGATGTGGCAGGCGATGCCGACGTCGATTCCGATCCAGACCTGAGACGACTTCGTCACGTTCGGCTGGCCCGGTGACTTGAGGACACGCTTGATCTGCTCGACCGTCAGGCGCTCGTCCGCTCCCGTGAAGGCCTGTCCCAGCACGGTGTTGTGGAAGCGACGGATGGCCTCACGGCGTCGGTAGTTCAGCAGCTGCGTGACGATGTAGCTCGGTGGCAGCCGGTTGGTGGAGAAGGGCGTGATCCGGTAGCCGCGTGCGTGAGCCCGGCTCGGGAACTTGGACACCCACTGTCGATTGTCCTCGCGACCGAGGTCGAGCGGGTTCTCGCATCGCTCGCACATCACGAAGGCGTTCACGATGTCGAGGCTCTGAGCGATCTTGTCGTCGATCTCGGTGAGGTCTTCGATATGGTCGGGCAGACCCGGCAGGTTGATCCACTTCCGCTCGAACATCGGCGACTGCCAGTGGCCGCAGGAGTCGCATTTGACCAGGAACTCGTGCTGGTCGGACTGCTCGTAGGACAGATCGATGCCATAGCTGTGGAAGGTCGGAGTCGAGAAACGCTGGTTGATCTTATAGGACGAGTTCTGCAGGCGCGAGTTGAACAGCGCCAGCATCTCCTGGTCGGTGAGGTCGACCTCGTCGTTCATGACCATGTCGGCTGAGATCGAGGTGGCGTCACCTTCCGACGCGCCGGTCAGGTAGAGCCAGCTGTCGCGCAGCTGCACGATGTCTCGGCTGCGGACCATCTTCTCACCCTTGCGAGGGAAGAAGACCTGGTCCTTCTGGATGATCGGCTGCACGCGGCCCTGCGAGACGCGCTTGAACATGTCGTCGTCCGGCATGGTGTAGATCGCCGTCATGCCATTATTTCGCATGAGCCATGCCAGAATCTTCCGGATTTGGATCTCGGTCATGCCCACCTGGGACGGTTTGATCACGTCCATGTTCGGGTGCATGTCGTCGGCGATAGCGCGCTGGAACGGGTAGCGAGCGAAGGAGAATGGGCGGCCATTGAGCTTGGTGTTGGCGACGATCCAATCGCTCACGCTCATCTCTGCCTTGTCATGGGCATATCGATTCTGCAGCAGAGCCAGGAATTCCGCACTGTACTTGTTCACGCTGTACCCCTTGGCATTGGGCGGCGAACTGCCGGACCAGTTCGCCGCCCTGCCGCCCCTGCCTCACACCCACGGCGCTTTCTACGGCGCGACTGCGATAAAAGCAAGCGACCAAGCGCCTTTCAATTTTTCACTTTGTCCTTGCAATAGTTTTCTACAGTGTATAAAAGTTCGCTCCCAACGCAATTCGAGGCACCCGTGGATTACCATTTTCCCAGTATTCCCAATGACATAGCAGGCCAATTCGGCCTCATGTTGATGATCGCCAAGGACAAGCCGGACTACTTCGACGCGCCGAACTGTCCGTATCCCGACGCTCTCAAGACGCTCCTCAAGGAGCTGACGGCCCCGAAGCCGGTCGCGCCCCCGGCCATCGTGAGCGTCGATCCGGTCCTTCCCGAGGACAAGTGGGTCACTCTGGAGCGGGAAGCGAAGAAGGTCTTCGACGATCTGAAGGCCTCCTACCCCGACATTCAGGTCCAGGACGTCGCCGAACGCATGTCGTTCTTCCGCACTGCGACGTCCTTGCTGGAGAAGCTGGTCGGCCTCCAGGAACGTGCGGTCGGTTTGAAGCAGATGTCGGAGTTCCAGAACACCATCATCCAGTTCTTGGACGAGATCTGCGACAACAATCAGAAGACCATTCTCATGGAACGAATCAAGGCCCTACAGTTGAGCGAAGGAGCGAACCGTGTCATCCAAGAAGACAAACCTGTGGTCAAAGCTAAGTCGGCATCTCAAGATCGTGGTGGCGAACCCGACTGACTTTGAGCCCAGTCAGTTCTTCGCACTCGGACTGCTCGAATTCTCCGAGTGGCCGCAGGAGCTTCTGGTCGCCCACTGGTTCTGGGACGGCAGCGGCAGCGAGGAACACCCGACCGTCCGCGTCGGCAAGGAGATCCACACGGTCCGCCGGGTTCTCTACTGCCTGACGGCCAACGATCCCGAGCCTCGGAAGGGCGTCTACTTCAAGGTCCACTGCAACGCAGTCGGCTGCGTGAACCCCAGCCACTTCCATCCGGAAGCAAAGAAGGGTTTCACACTCAATCCGGACACTCCCGTCTACAAGGAAGCCGTGGTTGAGCCGAACGATCTGGAGGATTTGGCTCAGGAGTTGATGGGTATCGTCGCAATGCGAGAGCCCGAGAGCTTCAAAGAGCTGATGAGTCGAGATTTCGTCAAGGAATTCACCGAAGATCAGGTTCGAGCAGCTCTCAAGTTCGCCGAACTCCCCGTACCCGCCTAGGACAATCATCATGAGTATCATGGACCAATTCATGTCTGGTAAGGCCGAAATCCTGCCGGAACACGACAAAGAAACGGGCGAAATCGTCGAAAAAGTCGTCGAAAACACCGAAAATCCGCTCGAATTGAGCAAAATTCAGCATATTTTCGCTGAAACAGCGCCGTTTTACTTCGCTGCTGGCCTTCCGGTGATCCCGCTTGCACAGAGCAGCAAGCGCGCCATCCTGGACAACTGGGCCGCTTACCACGACCACATGCCGGACGAGGAGACGCGGGCGACGTGGCTCAAGAACTATGCCGATGGCAACATCGGACTGGTTCTAGGCTCGGCTTCCGGCGTTTCGATGATCGACATCGACACCGAGGACACGGAACTGGCCCAGGCCCTCATCGCCGTGCTGCCCGAGAGCCCGTGGTGCAAGATCGGCAAGAAGGGTGTCACCCTGGCGTACCGCTACAACGGCACGCGCTCGTTCCGCATCCGTGGCAAGGTCGGCGGAATGATCATCGAGCATCTGTCGTCGAAGACGCAGACCGTGATGCCGCCGTCGATCCATCCCGACACGATGCGTCCCTACGTGTCGAACTGCAATCTCTGGGAAGTGAAGTCGCAGCTTCCCTCGTTGCCGCTCGACATTGAGGAACAGCTTCGCACCATGCTGACGAAGCGTGGCATCGAGCTGTCGGCCCACGGCTACACCAAGCTGTCCGACAAGGTGTCGGTTGGCTCGCGGGACATCTCGATCACGCAGCGCGCGGGCATGTATGCCACGTTCGTCATGCGTGGTGAGAAGTCCCTGATCGACGCCGCCAATGAGCTACGCACGAACATCTCGATGATGGTCGAGGATGTGGCTGGTGACCCGGTGGATCCCGAGAAGCACGTCCGCAACATGATCATGTTCATGAAGCGCGACGTGTTGGAGAAGAAGAAGCGCCTGCCGAAGGGTTGGGATACTGGCCTAACCGACGAGCAGAAGACCGAACTGGGTCTGGACTTCGGCCAGAACGAGGTCGAGTGGTCGGCGACTGAGATGATCGCCTACCTGAAGAACGAGTTCGAGACGAACCCGATTGAGGGCGAGGGCCGTATGCAGGCCATCGACCGTATCCTCGATCAGATGAAGAACACGAAGTCGCTCAACGACATCGACCAGGATCGGGTGTTGACCTACATCACCAACACCTCGAACATGAACATCAAGATCGGCACCCTGCGGAAGTCTCTGCGGGAGCGTCGGCAGGGCGAGATCACCGGTACGACTCACGGTCAGATCGCCGAGTGCTTGATCGAGGACTACAACAAGATCAGTCCCCTCCGCTACTGGAACGACAAATTCTGGCGTTGGGGTGGATCGCACTGGGAGCGCGTGGAGAAGAACGAGATCCTCTCCAAGATCGTGAAGGACTACGGCGAGCTTCCCGCTGCGAAGCGGTGGTCCGACCACAACGGCATCTACGGCACGATGTCGGCTCTGTCTTCGGGCCAGCTGGCCGAGACTCGAGAGTTTGGCGTCAACTTCGCCAACGGGTTCCTGCTGCGGAACATGAAGCTAGTCGAACATTCACCCAGCCACGGCATGCTCTACACGCTGCCCTACCGCTATATGCCCGAGGACAGCCATCGCTGCACCAAGTGGCTCGCGTTCCTGGAGAAGATCTGGGGAGAAGACGAGGACTATCTGGAGAAGGTGGAGTGTCTGCGCGACGTGATGTGCATCACGATGTTCGGCCTCGGGACGTCGATGCAACGCGCCGTGTTGCTCTACGGCATCCCACACTCAGGCAAGTCGCAGATCATGGGCGTGATGGAGGGACTGATGGACCCGTCCACCGTGTCGATGGTGTCTCCGAAGATGTGGGGCGACAAGTTCTCTCCCATCGGCATGCTGGACAAGCTCCTGAACGTGTGCGGTGAGTTGGGTACGTCGCAGAAGATTGACGGTCCCAGCTTCAAGACCATCATCGCCGGTGAGCCGCTGGAAGTTCAGTACAAGGGCAAGCAGAACTTCGGTGCCCGCTTCATCGCCACCCACTGGTTCGCCTCCAATCATGTGCCTCGGTCGGACGACGACACGGGTGGCTTCGTCCGTCGCTGGATCACGCTCACTTTCAACAAGAAGATCACGGCGACCGAGAAGATCGACCGGTACTCGGAGATGTTGCTGGCCGAGGAGCGCGAAGCGATCTGCGCGTGGGTGATGGAGTCCGCGCACAAGTTCCAGAAGACGACGAACCCGACGTTCCCGAAGTCGCATCAGGCGTTCGTCCACGAGATGTTCAACATGCACAACTCGGTTCGGATGTTCTTCATGGATTCAGGCCTGGCTGTGGGCAAGTCTGAAGGCGAGATCGACGAACATTCCCTGCATCAGCGGTATTGGTCCTATTGCGTGCAGACGGGCCTGGCCCGGCCGGTGTCACAGTCGTTCTTCCGCAAGAAGGCTCGGGAGTTCGAGATGGACATCGGGTTCAAGATCGTGATGCGACCGAACAAGGACACCGGCACGGAGGAAGCCTTCTACTCGGGCCTGTCGATGCGTCGGAAGTAAGTGTGGCAAAAATGACACACTCAGGGCCTGTGGCAGAAATGTCACAGGCCTTTTGCTTGAACCGTTTTGGTTCAACTGAAATCCTCAAAATTTTCCCTAGTGAGTTTCGACCCTATCAAACTCCCTGGGTCCGTGACCCTAGAAAAAGTATACCCTCCTTCCTGAGCCTTAGTTTTATTGTAGGTCAGCCTTAGTATTGGTCGCCCTTCAAAGTCGCGTTTCATGTCGATTATTGTTGTCTCAATATATCCAAGGTGTATTGTCTCCCTATGTTCACTTCTTACTTTCCTCTCGCTACTTCCTCCCAGGGCCTCGCGGGGCCTGTGGGAGAGGTGCGTCCGGATTTTGGGATGCGGAACATGGTCGGCGCTGCCAAATTTGGCAGCGCCGTCCACTGCCAAATTGGCAGTGCGGACGGCACGCATGGTGCGGCCGGTACCGCTCACGTCCACTGCCAAATTGGCAGCGGGCAAGGCAACGCAAACGGAAAGGCTAATCAAATGACTGCCACCACGCAGGAAGCGGGCAAGGTCAACGCGAGCAACGTGACCCTTAACCCGGTCAAGGTCTACAGCGACGAGCAAGAGGTTTCGTTCCGCGCGGCCGACGCCGCTGCCAATTTGGCAGCGAACGGCGCTCCCATCGCTTTCGTGGCGGCGCTGCTCGTCGCGGACAATTACGCAAGCGGCGTCATCTTGGAGCCGCGCGGCAAAGACCCGGTCCGGGTCGCGCGGCTCGCCAAGGCCAAGGAAGCCTTTGGCAATGAGCGGACGCCGTTCCGGTTCTGGGCCACGGCGCTGGCCTATCGCATCAAGGCCAGCACGGACGTCGAAACGGCCGTTTCGATGGCCACGAAAGACGACAAGGGCAAGCCCATCAAGACGGTAGAGGCCCAAGTCGCCCGCGCGACCGGCCTTCTGGTCCGCATGATGGCCTCGCGCGGCTATCACACCATGCACGGCCTGTCCATCGGCCTTGGCCTGTCCAAAGACCCGGCCGACGGCAAGGGCAAGGGCAAGGGCAAGGCCGATAACTCGCCCAAGTCGGGCGAGGGGGAAGGCGCGGCGGACGGCGGCAAGGTCAAGGTCGCGGACGCGGCGGCGGACGTGCGGACGGCGCTGATCTGTGAAGCCCTCAAGGCTGGCGGTTTCTCGCCCGAACAGCACGCCCTCATCGCGGCGGCGGTTCTGGCTGCCAAGCCGGCGGATGTGACGGCCGACGCGGAACCGGAAAAGGTCGCGGCCTAACGCGGCACGGCAAGCCCACTGCCAAATTGGCAGTGGGCTTGCCCCTCGCATAATCGCCCGGCAATCCGGCCGGACGATTATCAGAGGGAAACGCTATGGACGCGATGACGGTTTTATTCGGGCTTCTGGCCCTGTCCATCCTATTCCTGCCGGTTTGCTTCTGGCTCGATAGCCGGGCGAGCCGGTCGCGGCGACAAATGCGCGCCCATCGTGCCCGCCAGCGTCGCGCGGCTGCCTTCTACCGGCGGGTCTGGTCATGAGCCGGGAAAGGCGCTTCTACAGCGACCTTTGCCGGACGTTCCTCGCCTATTGTCGCGAGGCCCGGAAAGTCGCGCCCGATGACGTGGACTTGCTCAAGGTCCATCAATCGAGGCTGGCCAAAGCCCGGTCAAACCGGAACCGGGCCACCGCCTGACCCAGGATCTGGCCCACGGGCCAGGGCCTGCGCCCGGATCGGGCGCAGGCGCGTCTATGTGTCATTTCTGCAACAGTCCCCAGGCGCAGGCCCTGGCCCAGGGACTGTTGCAGAAATGTCACATTATTGGACCCGGCCTCTCCGGGTTTCGAAACTTTTGGAGGTGAATTATGGCTAGGCCCAAATTCAGGCGTGGTAAATCCCGACAGGTCCCCGCCATACCCGTCTACAAGCCCCTCCGGAGGCCCGCACAGCTGCAAGAGGACCGTCTGGCTCCTGTGGTGGCCGACGGCATCCACAGGCCTCTCAGCGAGGCCGGAATGGGCACTGGCGGCGGTGAATGGGGCTTCCATGCCGCGAACGGTCGGAGGCCCAAGCCGATCCGCCATCTGATGGCCTATGAGGATCAGGCCCGGCGTGAGCTTCAGCTGATCGAGCTGGAAGGCTGGATCAGGGATTGTCTGATCACGTCGGTCGAACCGGGCATGGGTCGCGAGCTGCCCCACGTTCGGATTTACCATCAGGGTGCCGTCGTGGGTCGTCGCCCGCGTGTGTTCCCCGAGCGGGAGGTCCGTAGGGCCAAGCCCGAGGTCGCCAAGGTGGCACCGGTCCGGAGGCAGCCCCGCGTGCTGCGGGCCATCGCCAGGGATGTGACCATGGGCGGGACCGTGTACTCGATCTGAGTCCCATGGTAGGGCTGTGGGCGCAGGCCCTGGCCCGACCAACACAACATCTAGTGAGCGGGCCGTATAAAACTTTTCTTACTTGAACACGTAAGAAAAACAGAGGGGTATACACATTAAATGTGGGGTTATGTGGTAAAAATGTCACAGTACCCAAAAACTATTTTCTATACGTATTAAGTTAAAAAAGTTTTATACAGTCCGCGCCACCACCATTCATGGTGTGTTGCGCAAATGTCACGCCATATCTGGTGACAGCGGACCAAGCGCCTTTTGAAATTGTTGTCGCTCACGTAGCGCATCTTCCAGCACTCGGCTCGACCGAGTGCTGAAACATGCACTATAGGTGTGTCTTTCTCGATCTGGAGGTCGTCTCGAACAACTTGCTGGCCTACTGCCAAATTGGCAGTAACGCTCCAGCGACCCACTAGGTATAGAGATAGGACAGCAACACTGACCAATTCGGGCCAGTGCCTACCGCTGGGCCAAATGGCCCTGAACCACTGCCAATTTGGCAGTAAAGCCAAGCGGCTGGCACCGGCCCACGGATACGGCCACGGCCACGAAGCTGAGACAAATGCTGGGTGTAAACGTCGCCAACACCCCGGATTTGGAACCGACCCGGCGACAACAGCAGACGAAAGGAACCGACTATGGCTCAGATCAACCGAGTGAACCTCGTGGGGATTTCCCGCACGATCCCGTGGACCAATTCCAAGGGCACGCCTCTCCCGAGGGTCGGCGGCGAGGTCATCAGCCTGTACGAGAACCTGACCGAGGAACAGGCCCTGATCCGGTGCGAAGAGCTGAACAGGGAGCATCGTTCGACCGATTTCACGGCGACGATCATCCCCCAGGTCGAGTACCCCTCGTACTACTACACCAACTGATGAGCAGGACCGACTCCAACACCGAGAGCGCAAGCTGAAGCTGCGAAACCTCCGTGTCCAAACTCAGGATGTGAAGCCTGCGTCAAAAGCAGACTACACATTCATGCGTCGCGACGAATTCTTCAACCCCGACAATTGAGGCACCCATGTTGACCCTCAACCCGAAACAGCTGCGTCGTGCCCGCGACGGCGCTGCTGCCAAATTGGCAGTAGCTCAACTGGCCCTCACAAACGCTGAAAAGCGGCTGGCCATTTCCAAGTCCGCCTCGGCTCGTGAGGAATACGACGAGGCCAACCGACAGGTGATCGCCGCGACCACCGTCAAGCGGCTGATCGAAATCGATGCGCGCTCTTAGCAGCATCGCCCTCGCCATCATCGCACCCTTCATTGGGTGGGATGCTGCCATCTACTGGCATGATCTCGTCTTCAGCTACACAGGCCATGGAGTGTATGCTGAGCTGATGACGTTCTTCGCCATCATCGCCATGCTGGCGACCTTCGTGGTCGCTCAGTGCAGGTTGTGGAAACCGGAACTGCATCGGTTCTTAAACCCGACCTAATTCTCTTTCCCGAGTTGTCGTAATTCCCGGTCCTGCGCCGCCCTCAAAAGCCACAGACTACTGGGTATAGTCGGCCAGCGGAAAGAGATACGCCCACACCTCGCACAACCTAGACCTCCGTGGTGCCTATCCACAGGTCACACATCATCGTGCTTGGTGTGGGCGTACTTTATTTGGAGGTAATCATGTCCCATTACGAGCGTCACATTCGCCGGATGGACACTTGGCGTCTTTGTGCTGAGCATGTCTACTATGTGGACCTTGTTCGCCGTGATCGTCGTGTATTCGGCATGATGGACCATCTCAGCAGCGCACGGGCTGCAGCCTGTTGGCGTGAAATCGTTCGTCGTTCAAACGGAGGCTTGTCATGAAGACCGATTTGTATTTCGAGGTCCACATCACCCTCGATCCGATCATGCCCGAGTCCGAGATGGGCATTCTTCTGCGCTCGCTTACGGTCCATCACGGGTTCCGTGTGGCCAAGTTCGTGATGAACGAACAGGACAGCTTCCTGACCACGCGTGGCACCGATTACGACGATGTCGTGCGTCGGACGAAGAACATGATCGAGAGCCTTCGTCTGTTCAACTTCCCGATCCGGCGCTACAAGCTGGAGAACACGATCCTGGACACCAAGGCCACGAACACCGATCCGCTCGGGTGCCTGACGTCCAGTATGCCCGTCGGCGGCAACTGATGCGCCAGATCGCGGACGATCAAAGCCTGGGTCCCTTTAGTAGAGGCGAACACGCTACGATCACCGAGGTCTTCAACCAATACAGGCTCTCCACGCGAGGTCGCAAAGCCGCGTGGAAAGTTATCAGCCTCGACTGGTATCTAGGTCGAACAGGCAGGTTCTACGCCTATCTTCGGGCGCATGAATTCGGTTCGGCTGAGAAACCCGGCAAATATGTGTGGGTGACAATCACCTACATGAACAACAGTCGTGACTCGATTGCTCAACCCAACATGGTTGAAGCCACCAAGTATGCGATGAGCAACATCAGCTACAGCGGTGGCAAGGTGCGTCGGGTCGAAATCGAAACCGAGAAGGACAGCAAACGTGCTGTATGGGATGCATCATGGCCAGAAGTCGTGGGTACTGGAAGCGCAAGGATAGCAGGCGAGCCCGCCGCATCCTGAACCGTTCGCTCGATGTCATCACCCAGATCGGTACTGCCAAATTGGCAGTGCTGATGACGGAAAACATGTCGGGCTCGTCGCTGATCGGCAACCGTCGCGAGTTGAGCCGGATCGACAAGATGACCCAGGAAATCCTGGCGCGTGATGCCCGTCAACAGCAAGAGCTGGATGATTACTTCGATGCTCTCTACGAGCAGGAAGCTGCCCTTTACAAGGAAGAGGCAGCTCAAGAATACCGGCAGTACCTGAGCGAACTGCAGGACGATTATGGCGATGAGGTGTGGGACAGTCGCTATGATGAACTCGAATCCCACTATGATTGGAACTACTGACATGACACGAGACGAACTGGTCAGGGTCCTTGAGACTACCTTGAGCATGGGTGGGCACAATATCGCCCTCCGTGCTGAGGTCGTCCGACAGATCCTGGAGGTGCTGAAGCTGCCGGTGTTTCCGGCGACGCTCACTCCCGAGCTGAATGATGTGATCAGGAGCGCTCGGGCGAACACCAACTATCGGCAGAACGAGGGGCTGCATCGGGACATCCTGAAGCACCTGATGCCCAAGCCGCTCACGATGTTCGTGTTCTACGCGACGCAGATGAACAGCTACAACCAGCCCAACGTGCCGAAAATCTTTCGGCACAAGACCAAGGAAGGTGCCGACAAGAACCGCGACGCTGCGATCAGGTTGTCGCCGGACTGCTACATCAACGTCAGCGAGGTGATCGAAGTGCCCCGCGACGTCAACGATCCGCCGCTCGGCTCATGAGCAAGCTGATCGCCAATCTGGACGCCATCATCCAGAGCGCCAAGAATGATGGGCGAACGACATCGTTCGTCACCATCGAACTGCTGGAGCAGATTCGGGTGAAGCTGCTCGATCCCACAATGCCGATGGCGATGCCTGTCGAGCTGCACGAGCATATCCACACGGCTCGTCGCAATTCGATGACCGACCCGGCGGGTTCGAGGCTTCTGTACAGCACCATTCGTCAGGCTCTGATGCAGCCTGTGACGATGTTCATCTACTACGCGACCCTCAAGCACTCGGGTCAGATGAAGATCTACAAATATCTCAAGAAGGAAAGTGCCGAATCGGCTGCACAGTCCTGTCGCGATGCCACCAACACATGGTCCAACGTGAGCCCTGTGATGGAAGTCCCGTTCGAGAATTCGGACAATCACGTCAACAAGCACTGAGGAACATCATCATGGAAAAGCGTGAAATCGTCGTCGAACTCGGCCGCAAGATCAAGGATGCCGAATCCCGTGGTCGCTCCGAGCTGAGCATCTGCGTCGAAGGTGCGAAGTCCGGCCTGAAGCTGCTGTCCGAGCCGACGCTCGGCGTGCTGCCCAAGGTGCCGACGTCCGAGATGCGCCAGGTCATCCGCGAGGCGATGCAGTCCGGCACCAGCATGGACATCTACAACGCCATCTACAAGGAGCTGAACAAGCCGAAGCCGATGTGGGCGTGGTACGCCGAGGTCAATCCGACCGGCCGGACGTCGCCGACGTGGGAAGTGCGGATGTTCCGCTACGACAACAAGGGCGATGCCGAGAGCAACCGCACCGGCGCCATCGGCATCACGCACAGCTATCGCAACGTCAGCCCGCTGCTGGAAGTCCCCAGCGACGGCAAGGAAGGCCAGAACCAGTACGCGTAGGGTTCCCATCAACCGAAGGAGATTGTCATGAACCACTTCACTGCTGCGAACGAAGCGTTCGAGCGGAAGCTCAAGATCACCCGCAAGGGAGGCGACAAGAAGAAGATCGCCGAACTCATCGCGGGCCGAAACGAGTTCGTTCGCAAGTACGCGGACAGTTTGCGTCTCGCCGACAAGCGTGACGCCGCCGTGCGCATCCTCCAGCAGGACTGCCACCATGTGGCATAGTGGCATGGAAGCCTTCTTCGGCTGGACCCTCGTGGTCCTGATGTGCATCGCTGGGCTCCACTGGATCTACGAGTTCGTCTGGAAACTCTGGTCGCTCCTCGTCCAGATCTGGTTCTGGTCGGACTTCAACAAGACCCAGCAGTACGAGTTCGAGCAGTCGCTGGAGAAGCGCAACAGCTGGTTCTTCATGTGGACCGTCGTGCTGTTCGCGATGGTGTGGATCGTCAGGAACTTCATCTGACGCTTCGTTAGACCACAGGGCTACTGCCAAATTGGCAGTAGCCCTGACCTGTAACGAGGAGATCAACATGAACATGAATATGGACGAGCTGATCGCAAACAGCTTCATGGATTTCCATCAGAAGGATTTCCATTATCTCTGCGTGCGTCGGTCGCCGACGATGACAGAGAAGTTCTACTTCTTCGACGGCGACGTGAGTAAGCTGCCCGAGGTGGTGGCTCCCCACGATCATCGCTACCAGTTTCTGACCAAAGCCGTGCGCGGCACGGTCGAGAACCGGGTCTACAGCCGCGACTATCTGCCCTATGCGGAGTGCGCGACGTTCCAGCGGTTCTCGTATATGACTCCGCTCAACGGCGGCAACGGTTTCACTTGGGCTGCCGAAGAGAAGCTCTACCTGCAGAGCAGCGAAAGGTATTGGAATAGGTCGTACTGGATGGCGGCCGACGACATTCACACGATCCAGATCATCGAACCGGGCACCATCCTCAAGCTGTATCAGTTCGAGGACGTTGTGCCGATCAACAAACCTACCAGCACCTGGATGCTGGACCGCGAACCGCCGAACCTGTCGGGCCTGTACCGCAAGCCCACGCCCGACGAGATCAATGGCTTGCTCAAGAGATTGGAGACGTGACATGGACCTCAATCACACCGACATCACCGGCAAGACCGGTCAGGAGTTCGTCTGCCTCATCGGCAAGACCTACCGTCACAATGCCCGCTCGAAATACTACAAGATCGTGGGCGTGGTGTATCTCGGCGAGATGGACCTGTGGGGCCTGAGCTATCGCGAGAACAACAGCGAGGTCATGCACGTTCGCAGCCACGTCAACTTCTTCGGCACGCAGGCTGGCAGCGAAGACCTGCGCTTCGAACAGGTTTGAGTATGGTGACCCGAGTGGACAACCAGGCCTACATGCAGATGACGCAGGCTCAGCGTGACGCCTATCACGACAAGCGTCGTCGCGAACAGAACGACGTGGATCGGAAGCGTCTGCTGAAGATCCCGATGTTCTTGACGCGCGAGTTCACCGACGCGCAAGGCCAGGTCCAGTTCCTGATCATCAAGCGGCACGTCAACAAGAGCTGCGCTGGACTGTTCACCATTCACCAGAAGATTCCGAGCTTCTGGCAGCATCATTGGGCGCACTATCAAGCGCCCGGTGTACAGGGCAAATACGTCGGCTTCTATTTCGAGAAGGGTCACTACTGCGACGAGTACCCACCGACGATCCTCCAGGACCTGCACGACTACGCGCATGGTGACCTGAAGCCGTTGGAGGACCGCTACGGTGGTCAGTTCGACCAGTCGCGCTTTCAATGGGAGCTGTGAAATGTCGCTCGATGTGTGGCTGATGAAGACGCAGCCGACCGAGGTGTTCAGTGCGAACATCACGCACAACCTCAACACGATGGCCGAGGAAGCTGGTGTCTACCAGCACCTGTGGCGGCCGGAAGAGATTGGCATCAGCAAAGCGGGTGACCTCATTCTTCCTCTGACCGAAGCGGTCAAGAAGATGGAGGAGAACCCGGTGCGTTTCCGTAAGCACAACGCACCGAATGGCTGGGGCACCTATGAAGGGCTGCTCAAGTTCATCAAGAACTATCTGGCCGCCTGCATCGAGCATCCGGACGCTGAGATCGGAGTGTCGCGATGAGTTGGCAACCGATGCACACGGCTCCCATCGCCAAGGATGACGATGGTGAGCCACAATACATTCTCGCCGCCGACGAAGACGGCGTGGTCGAGAAAGTCTTTTGGGGCGATTGCGCCGAAGGCATGGGTGGCGATGATCCCTGCAATACGTGGTGCATCGCCCACAGTCTCAACGACGAGCGCGGTGGTTGGAGTACCCACCTCGCCGTCAAATGGCAACCGCTTCCGGAGGCGTAAATGAGCATCGCATCTTGGTGGAAAGAGTTCACCAAACCTGATCCTGAGATCGAGATGCAAGTCGCTCGGTATCAGGTCCACAAAGGCGCGGGCTATCTGATCTCTGCCTACGACCACATGGTTCGCAGCGGTCGTAACATGCGCAACTTCATCGTGTCCGACTGGACGGTGAAGAGCCACACCGATGGATACTGGCAAGTTAGCCTGCATTTCATCGGACGCAGGATGATGGAGGGCGACCTGTGAAGTGCCAGTGGGAACCCGCAGACATCTGGTGCGGTCGGGTCACCAAGTACAGCGACGGTACGCAGGAGAAGTGGATGATCGGCTACGACGCCACCATTCGCGACAGTCGCAAGCACTACTGCCTGATCAGCCTCAACGACGGCATGATCATGCTCAAGAATTCGACGGCCGAAGAGGTGTGCAAGCATCTGACCGAGGCCAAGCTGGAGCCCGACGAGATCGTCAATAGGAGGAACTGATGGAAGAACCGTGGTCGATCCGTCTCATTCACGAGACGTTGTGTGAGAGCGTGTTCACCGAACTCAAGCTGGTGATCCCGTTCGAGAAGCGTCCCGACGCTCCACGCTACGAGTGCTGGATGATGCGCGACACTCTCGCGCCCTACACCTACGGACGCAATCGTGGTGAGCGTACCTATCAGGCCAACGTCATGCCCGATCTGGTCAAGAAGATCGGCAAGTCGGTTCGTGAAATCCTGGGTGGCGACCGTGAGCCCGAGGGCTGCTTCGCCAACCTGTATCGCGATGCTCACGACCACCTCGGCTGGCATGCCGACGCCAGCGACATGATCGACCACGAGTACCCGGTCGTCAGCGTCAGCTTCGGCGACCGTCGCCGCATTCAGTTCCGTCCGAACACCGAGCAGGACAAGGTTACCGAGCTGTGGATGGAGCCCGGCAGCATCACCGTGATGCCCGCTGGCTTCCAGCACACGCATCAGCACCAGATCCCGAAAGAGGGACGCGTCATCGGCGAGCGCGTCAGTTTGACATATCGCTGGCTCAAGTAGGAGACGACAATGGCAATCCGGAAAAACGACATCGGCAAGCGGGTGAAGTTCATCAGCTCCATCGACAGGACGACGACCAGGTTCGGTCGGCTGATCACCTATGGTGCGGGCCACTCGGCCGTCATGATCGAGAAGGACGGTCTGATGCCCGCCGAACGGTTCGAGGAACGCTCGCTGGTCGAGACGGCCAAGCTGAACCTCGCCGAAGTTCAGATCACGAAGACCGACATCGGCCAGACCTTCATGTGGAACCCGCCCGCCCCGGCGACCTCGTGCAAGGTGCAGCTGATCGAACTGCGCGTCCATCCGTCCGACGAACGCATCACGTCGGCGCTCGTGCAGGCCAACGGCCGCCAGTTCGTTGTCTGGGCCAAGCACCTCCAGAAGGAAGACGACGCCACCCCGGCGCTGCCAATTTGGCAGGACATCAGCACCGCCCCGAAGGATCGTCCGATCCTGCTGATCAATGACAAGGGTCATATGTCCACCTGCGAATGGCGGAAGGATATCTATGGCCTCAATTGCTGGCAGATTGCCAGTAGCACCACCTACGCTCAGTTCTTCGGAGCCTACATGTGGTCTGAACTCTTGGCACCGCCGCCGAAGCCGAAGCCCAAGTCGCCGCGTGAAGTCGCCGAGGAGAAGCTGCTCGCCGCCTACAACGACACGATCAATGTCGCGAACAACACGGCCAGCATGATCCGCAAGGCGAAGCAGAACTACATCGCCGCGCAGAACGCCTACTTCGTCGAGGTCCAGAAGCAGAACGGCAAGCCCGCCAACTGGCTGATCAAGGAAGGCAAGGTCTACCTCATGATCGACTCTCCGTTCAGCCACTTCTCCAGCGAGAAGCTGGCCGAGTGGGTGGTCAAGGACCCGGCCAAGTATGCGGCTGCCGCCGCCGACCGGATGCTCTGGCTGAGCCAGCAGCGTCACTACGAGCGGTTCAAGCAGGGCAACCTGTGATGCTGGTCGCCATGTTCTATATCCGACTCGCAGGGGCCTTGTGCCTCTGCGTGTTGGCCGGTGGGCTGATCGTCAGTGGTCAGCCCACCCTGGTCGTCTTCGGTGCGCTCTGCATCGCGGCGGCACTCTGCATGGTTCCGAGCCACAAACACACTCGGGACTACCAACCCATCTGAGGTCATCATCATGCTCAAGAAATTTCTGATCGGCGCTGCTGCCCTCCTGCTGCTGGGCTGCAACGAAGACGCCAAGGTGGCCGGTGACAACCTCACCAAGGCCGCCGACAACTTCGAAATCACGAGACGCATTCTCTTCGTGAACACCATCACCGACAAGTACCTGCTGGAGATCGTCGGCCGGTGCAGTTTCGGACCGTCCGGTAGTACGCCGAAAACGGTCAACGTCATCTGTAAGGTCGGTCCGACCGACTACAAGAAGCATTCCATGGTGATGGGCGACAACACCGTCGTCGTCGTGGAACACCTGAAGGCGACCAATGTCTCGGTCGACTTCTACCGCGTCACGTTCAAGCCGTCCGCCATCATCCCCGACATCGACATCCGAGGACCGGGGCTGGACCAGGAGAGCAAGAAATGAGCACCTACAACGCCGTCAGTATCGCGATCAACAACTTCAGGATCAACGGGAAGAAGCCGAGCGTCTACCTCGACCGAAACTACGAGAACCTCGACTTCACCAACTTCGACATGAGCGACAGCAGCGTCGGCGACAGGGCCGTGTTCAGCACCCCGGCCGGTTCGGGTGTGATCGACCTCGGTCGGCCGTTCGGCTATCGCTTCCTCGTCTTCAAGAAGGTCGACGAGAAGAAGCGTGTCAGCTACCAGATCGTCACCGGCTGCCGTCGCTTCTCGCGCGAGGATGCACTGAAGCACCCGAACTGGAACTTCAACACGAAGCAGTACAGGCGTCGGGTTCGCGAAGAAGGTCACTGGGCGAAGCGCGTCGGCATCAAGGAACTGCTGGCCACCGTCGACCAGCTGGCCAAGTGCCATTGGGGCTACAAGATCCCCCGATGAAGACGATCATCCACGTCAACCGTCAGCTCATTGCCTACAATCGAGCGACCGGAGCCGAGCTTCCCGTCTACACCATCAAGCGCGGAAAGCAGACGACCTACGGCTACGGCGTGGAGATCAAAGGCCCGAGCCAGATGGTAGACCCGCGCCACACGGCACCGTTGCCGTGTGGCGCACGAGCATGGATCGAAACCGAGGCACCAGTCATCATCGAAGGTGCCATGTCCTGGGCCGAGGTCCAGAGGAGGAAAGATGCCCACGATTTTCCGTCTGCCCGTAAGAACGGTGATGGTACGCGCACAGTGCGAGTGCGGCGGCGAGATAAAGGCGGTTCAGGGCTACGACCTCCGTCGCCGGAATGAGAAGGCTGAATGGGAGAGCATCTGCCACGGCAAGTGTGGGCAGACCTCCAAGCAGGATCGTGCGTACCCCTACGTCGACTACGAGCTGATCGACCACGCCGATCCCTTCTATGAAGCTCGACAAGAACAGGAGCAAGCCAATGTCTCTGGAAATTCAATTCCCTAAGTGTGATCGACTGACGACGCTGGGTAAGCTGAATGCAGGCGATCTGTTCACGCTGACGGATCAGCCGAAGCGTGTGTTGATGGTGGTCAGCCTCAACGGCCGGTTCAACGTCGCAGCTGGTGATTGGGGTGTTGTCTATCTCGACAGCGGACACTGCACCGTGATGACCACGCAGACCAGCGTTGTTCGTCAGAAGGCTAAGTTGGTGCTGGAATGAGTCGCCTCAACATCAAGGTGGAACCACCGGTTAAACCTCCGGTTACGATGCTACACGAAGCGAAGAAGGGGAGCGTCTTCTTCTTCAAGACCGCTTACGACCAGTTCGGACCAGAAGCGGAGCCGTACATGCGTCTCGACCATTCTCCCATCAACAGCTGGGGAGAAGTCGAGAACAACAAGATCGCCTGCGTCGACCTCGGCGATGGTGGCGTAGTGGTGCGTCATCGCACCACAGAGATCGTTCAGGTCAATGCTGATCTTCTGATCGGCGCAGTTCATGGAGCCGAAAAATGAGCGAGAAGACGGTCGGGTACTATCTCTCCAGCCTCATCGGCTATCGAGACGACACGGGCTACACAGAAGCCCACGCTATCGCCCGAGTGTGGATGGCGATCAACCCGAACCTCTTTCTCAGTCTGGCGCTGATCCCGAACCTCGCGCACCAGACCGGCCATGTCGTGCAGCTGAAGAGGCCCGTGTTCGGGCTGCATTCAGCTGCTATCGATGCGATGAAAGGTCGTCTCGAAAGCAGTGAAGAAGGTTGGATGGAGTTGTTGAACGGTCACTCGTTCCTCGTCCAGCCGCATCTTCTGAAAGAATTGTCGGCTCGTATCCGACAGCACAAAGCGGAGTTGGTCGAATGCAATCCGTATTGTACCCGGTCATAGGCTTCGCCATCGGTTACGCGATCTGCTGGTGGGCAAGTCGCAAGACTGATCGTCCTCTTTGGCCGAGGTGGTAGCTATGGCTAAGAAGAACTGTCGCAACTGCACGCACTACGGCGTCCCCGAGGGCAAGATCGCTCGGGGCGATGCGCTGTATCCGTGCAACTGGAAGATGCCCGACGAGTACATCTTCCCCGACGCCATCGTGGAAACCTACAACAGCCCGGTGGCACGTCTTTCCGATCCGAAACATCACATGGGCTATCGGACCGGTAACCAAGGGACCTCATGTCCCACATTCAAGGAGAAGGCCAATGCGGCTGATCAAGGTTGATCCCATCAAGCGTGTGACCGAACGTGTGACCCACCACGGTCGTCGCTACATCCAGGACCTCGCGGGCCTGATGCAACCGCACAAGTCGGTGCTGGGATACGACTACGTTCCGAGCGACCTCCATCAGTACGCGGTCAAACGCTCGGGCAGGATCAGCGCCCAGGTGATCATCGACATGAGCGCACCGGCCAAACTGCCGTCGTGGCTCTACAAGGGTGTCAGCAGTTTGCCGCCGCTGACGGGTATTGGTCTGGTCGTCGGCTACGACAGCGAGCTGGGAGAGTTCTGCGACTGTCCCCCCCTTCTGCTCGATCAAGTCGAATTCGCAGTGGAGTGGTGGTAATGCGCACCCGTGCTGAGAGGACCCTCGGGTCCTATCTGGCCAATATCGGCCGAGTCCTCGATCTTCATCTGCCGCTGTTCAATCGGCACACCGGCAACGCCGTCGTGTTTGAGGGAGAAGTCACCGACATCAAGGGTGACATCTCCTTCCTCTTCAAGACGCTGGACGGACAGCTCGTCAAGCTGGGCATGACCCAGGTGCATGAGCATCTGACCAACAAGGACCCGGTGCCCGAGTCACGCGGCGACAAGTTGATGTCGGGCTTCGTCAACGTCCAGTACAAGGGACCTCGCTCCTCTTACCAGACCAGCATCACTCGCAAGCAGAATGGTATGCCCTTCAAGAGCGAAGAAGAAGCCATGGCTGCCTGTGTCAATCGTCAGCTCACGATGTTCGGAGATCCGATCTTCCTGTGCAAGCTGACACCAGTGAAGATGTTCCTCTGATGTTCGATCTCGACAGCGAGGCGGTGATCTTCGCGATCACCCACCACGGCCAACAGAAGCGCCGTGTCAGCAATGAGCCCTATATCTGCCACCCGATCCGAGTGGCTGTGCTGGCTCAGCAGTTCGTCACCTTCGGCAACAAGGTGATCGTGCAACATGCCGCCCTCTTCCACGATCTGCTGGAAGACACCAAGTGTACGGAGCAGGAACTTCGTTCACGTTGGGGCGACGTGGTGGCGAATCTCGTGCTTCAACTCACCAACGAGAAGCCGGGTGATCGAGAGGTCAAGGCGCGGTTGGAACGCGAGCGGTTCATGAACGCCAGCAGGCTCGCCAAGGTGATCAAGCTGTGCGACGTGATCGACAACGCGGGTTCTTTCGGCGACGAGGTCGGCAGCAACTGGTGCCGCCGTTGGGTCGGCGAGAAGAAACAGCTGATCGAAATCCTGGCGCAAGGCGAAACTGGAGCAGCGTTTGCGATGCTCTACAAGGACGCCAAGTGTGCCATCGAGAGGATCGACCAGTGAACCGCAGCTGGGCCGACCATCTGTTCGGCCGAAAGCAACCGGAACCGTGGACGGGATTTCCCCTTCCTCCAACCGACATCAAGACCTTCCATGACGTCCGGGCACTTGTGCCCGACGTTCTGCCCCCTGCGAGCCCTCGCGCGCAACGGGAAGCCATGTGCATCTTGCGCAATGGCAGCCTCAGCGAGATGAACATTCACCCGAGCATTGCTGCCAATTTGGCAGCAGTGACGCGAGCCTTCATCATTTGCTACCGAAGCGACCTCCCCGGCTTCGTAGTGGCCCCGGTCCTCGCCTTCCTGTTGGATCAATGGTGTGTGGAGAACGAATATGGCTTATAGGATGTATCAGGCAGCGATGACACCGCTGTTCAAAGCGCCTGTTGCGTTGGTGACGACGTCTCGCGTTATCGCCAAGAGCCATGATCAAGCCGAACATTTTCTGAAGCTGCGAGGCTTCGGCGAATATCTCGACAGTCACTACTATCCAAAAGTCGTGACGAAGGAAGTCGGACTCGTCTCCACCAGGGTCGAGAGCCGTATCCGGACGCATCGTCGGAACCATATGAAGGGCACCGTCGAACTTGTCATGGCACTCGGCTACATCGCTGTGAAGGGATGCTTCGCCACAACGGACGAGATCTACTCGCCGAAATTCGGCATCGTCGACGCTTGTCTGTTTGACTGGCATCAAGCTGGGCTGGTCGACCGTGTGAAAGCTTTGGAGGCCAAGATCCCTGGGTGGACGCTGGCCTATGCAAAGGAGAACCAGTAATGGCAAAGCCAAAGTATCGGCTGTGGGTGACCGTTCTGCCGAAACGACCCTCACGCTACGACGATGAGTACCCGTTGAACTACGACCTCAACGGATACGTGATCGCCGCCTGCGAGTCGCATGCTCAAGCGATGATCGACATGCGCAATTTGGGCGAGCGCCTGCGCAAGCCGGATGAGACAACTCCGTGCTACATGAAGAACCGAGTGGTGCGGGCTACGCCCAAGACACTGTCGCGGTTCCTGATGATACGGGTGGAGCGAGGCAACCCGTGGGTCAGCAGCGGCATGGGCAGCTATCTCGGAGAGTTCGCCCGGCTGGCGACGGCGGCCAATCTGATCACTCAGCCTCAGCTGGCCGAACTCGTCCATTCCCTCTGCAGCTACGGCTGTCGTGGTCGTCAGCTGATCAGCTGGATCGAGATGATCGAGGATAACATTCCAGGGCACACGCTCACTTATGCAAAGGAATACTTCCGTGCCAATCCCTTTTGATCACACGCACGAGATGGACGGCCAGACGTATGAGTGCGTCTGGCACGTCAGCAAGATGGGTGACGTCTACCTGCACAAGTGCGTCCCTGAGTGTTCAACCGAAGTCGAAGAAGCCCTCTATCTGGAGGCCTACGACGAACTGCCTCGTTGGCTTGAGGAGATAAACGCCCGTGATTCTTAATCCTGTCTTCGTGACGATGACTGGTCCGCTTCTCAAGCGCACCATTCGCAAGGGAACCAGCTACGTGTTCTTCCAGCCGCCCGGCGCGTCGGAGGCACTGCGGGTGACCAAATCGTTCTTGGTCGAGTACATCGACAGCATGATCAAGGACAAGGAGTGGCTGGTGTTCCGGGTGTTGAACCGGGAGAAAACCACTCATCGCAGTGCCTACGTCGACAAGAAATGGGTGCAGAAGCCGGTCGTGATCAACCAGTGGACGGTGACGTCCTGTGGAGTGCAGAACCCCGACGACTTCGATTACTGGGACAATTTGTTCCAGACCGAACCGAAGGTGTTTCAGCTCTATGTTCCCTTCCTGCCGAAAGAACTCATTGCCACGCTCGCCGTGAAGCACGATAGTTTCGGCACAAGCAGACCGATGTTGGAGCTGCTGAAAGGAATGTGATGCTGAGAAAAGGCCAGTTCAATCGAGCTGTCAGGCCGGATCACTTTCGTCTCGACGAGAGAACGATCAAGTATTTCTCAAAACGAGAACGCTGCGCGGGTTCGCGCTGCTTTGTAGATACACCTCAAGAGGCGGAAGCCGAGGTGCTGGAGTTCATTCGCAAATACGGGACGATCCCGTTAGGAGAAGATAATGCGGCTGCAGGATAACACTCAGGAAGTTGAGATCGAGGGCGCAACCGCCCGCACCATGAGCATCTCGGATGATCCGATCATCTGGCGCATGCTCACGACTCAGCTCTACACGCAGACCAATGCGTGGATCCGTGAGTATGCTCAGAACGCTCGTGACGCTGACAAGGATTGGCGTCTGATCATGCCGTCGATGCACAGTCCGTTCGTCGAGTTCGTCGACAACGGCGGCGGTATGTCCAAGCACTTCATGCAGACCAAGTTCTGCCAGGCTGGCTTCTCGACGAAGCGTGAGGACAACGACAAGTCCGGTGGCTTCGGCATCGGCCGTCTGTCGGGTCCGCAGGGCACGATCTTCGAATGCCGGAACGAGGACGCCATCCGGACGTGGTCGCTGGTCAAGGACAAGGACAGCATTCCGAGCCTGATCCTACTGGCTGAGGAAGAGCGTCCGAAGGACGTGAAGCTCGGCGTGACCGTCCGAGTGCCGGTGGCTCCGCGCGAGATCGAGTCGGTCAAGACCGACATCCACAAGATGCTCAAGTTCTTCGGCTTGCCGAACCTGCCTCAGATCAAGTTCGTGATGAACGAACGCAACTGGGGCATCGTCGACATGGGACATCAGTACAGCAGCTATCCGACCATCGTCGAGGTCGGCGGCTACACCTTCCCGGTTCGTCAGACCGACATCAGCGGTGCGATGTCGTCGCTCAGCTACGAAGAGCGGGATCTGATGAACTCGATCTTCAAGGAAGGTCCGCACAGCTACCTGCTGCTTCGGGTGCCGGTCGGTTCGGTCAACATCGCGCTGAACCGTGAGAGCATCAAGTTCGACGAGGCCACGATCCAGCAGTTGCTGATGATCAGTAAGCTCGTTGTCAGCGAGATGGCAGCGGCTACGCAGAAGGAGTTCGACAACATCCCGACGCGCTGGGAAGCCAAGGTGAAGTACGCGAAGCTGGAGGAGAACGGACTGCACGGCCTGTTCAAGTCCGTGTGCAAGAGCCTGACGTGGAACGGCGAGCCAATCAACAGTCGGAAGTATGTCGTCCGAGCTGGAACCGATTTCATCGTCCCCGACAACTTCTATGGTCGGAAGAGCAAGGTGAACAACAGCCAACTTCCGCAGAATGTTCGTCTGCCCAGCTTCGAAGCCAGCCGCGAACATTGGATCGAGTGTCAGAACTACGAGACGATGAAGATCGTCATCCTGGACGACACCGAGGAGTTCGTCAGCCGCAAGCTGCGGGCGACGTTCACTCCGCACGACACGGCGATCTATCTCGTTCGTCCGCATCAGTGGGATCCGGTCAAGGGCGAGAACGTGTGGGAGGACGGTGAGTGGTGGACCAAGGCTATCGAGCTTCTCGATCCGCCGAAGTCCATGCCGATCCTCAAGATGTCGGAGATCGTACCCGTCCCGGTGCCACCCCGCGTCCGACCGACAGGTCCGAGCAACGTCGTCCGCAACAAGTTCTTCGTCACCGAGCCCGGTGCCTACGTCAGCTTCGTCGGCAGTGACGTGGACCTCACCGAGGATCATGTGTGGGTGCCGTACCACGCCAACGAGGCTGACGTCGGCGACCCCTCCAAGGACAAGAAACCGTGGTACGAGTTGGCAACGACCGGCTACAAGCGTGATCCTTCGTGGTCATCGATCCATGTTATCCGTAACGCCCTCGGCATGAACTTCAAGATCATCGGTGTGCCGCGTAACCAGCGGAATAAGGTGCCGGACAACTGGGTTCACATCCTCGACTATGTTGCGGAGCGCATTCCTTTGAAGAAGGAGTGGCCCGAAATCATCGCGTGGTCGTCGGCTTCGGAACTCGATCCGAACTATATGAACTTGCTGGCTCGCCTGATTACCAAGGCGAACACCAAGAGCCTCGTCGACTTCCAGACGAAGGTGACCGACTTCATGAAGAAGAAGGAGGCCATGAAGGAGAAGTGGAACATTCTCCAGCTCGTCGAGCGTCCGAACTTGACGAACTTGATCGACGCCGAGAAGGCGAAGATCCCGAACCTCACGGAGGAGTTCCGGAAATTGATCGAAAGCTCGCCTGCGCTGTCGGTCATCACCAAGTGTAACTGGTCTGCGCTTAATGACGCAGACTGGAAATTCTTGGTTGCGAACATCTAGGCACCCGCCTACGGTGTGCAGGTACGTCAGAACTGAAACTGGAGCTTGAATCAAATGGCTACGAAGAAGAAGACCCTCAAGGTCGCGGCGCAGCCCGCCGTCATCATCATCCCGAACCAGTCGATCATCGTCGGCACTCGCTCGGTCGCGTGGGATCATCCCGCCCGCACGGCGATCCTGTCCGCCATCAAGGCCAAGTCGTGGGCCAAGGTGAATGATCTGATGAACCCGCTCAAGGCCGTGATCTCCTACGGCAAGGGCAAGCTCGCTGTCCGCGTCGAGGACAACGAGGTCGTCTACAAGGGCGACACCATCGACGGCGCGCTCGGGAAGCGCCTGATGGAAATGATGCAGAACAGCATGCCCATCGACTACCTGCTCAAGTTCGTCGACAAGGCCCGTCTGAACCCGTCGCACCGGGCGCAGAAGGAGCTGTACGGCTTCATCGAATACGGCCAGCTGCCGATCACGGCGGATGGAAACTTCCTGGCGCGCAAGGTCGTTCGTTCGGACTTCCGCGACAAGCACACCGGCACCATCGACTACACGCCCGGCAAGGTCGTCTCGATGCCCCGCCACAAGGTCGACGACGACTCGCGGAACACCTGTTCCTCAGGCCTGCACGTCTACTCCAAGGACTACAGCCGGAACTTCGCCAGCTACGGCGACAAGTTCCTGCTCGTCGAGATCGACCCGACGAACGTCGTGGCCGTCCCGCCGGACTACTCCAACACCAAGATGCGCGTCTGCGCCATGAAGGTGGTCAAGGAGCTGACCGACGAGAACGACCCGGAGTTCTTCGGCTCGCTCGTCTACGGCAACCAGGTGGAAGTCTGGTCGTAACCTCACGAAATCGGCGCGGCTAGTCCGCGCCGGTCAGCGGGCCTTTGGGACCTAGGCCTAGGGGATGGCGACAGTGCAGTCGTCCCAAGCTCGGGCGCACGACCCTCCACCGCAACGACGTCGGTGCGTTGTAGGAGAGGGAATGCCCGAGCAAGACTCCTGAAATTCACAAAGAGGTAGGACATGCATATCGTCGATGATACTCAACGCGCGCCGATCAAGATGTGGACCAATGGTGTTCCGCTCGAACACTCGGCGCATCAGCAGTTGCGCAACGTCGCCAACATGCCCTTCATCTTCAAGCATGTGGCGGTGATGCCTGACGTGCATTGGGGAATGGGAGCCACTGTGGGCTCCGTGATCCCGACGCAGCAGGCAATCATCCCAGCAGCCGTGGGTGTCGACATCGGGTGCGGCATGTGCGCGGTTCGTCTTGACGGCGTGAAGGCCTCGGATCTTCCCGAGAGCCTTGCCACCATCCGCAGTCAGATCGAACACGCCGTGCCGACCGGTTTCGCCACCCACGGCGAGATCGACAAGGGTCTGTCGAAGCTGGACGTGAACAACTTCCTGCAGTGGCTGCGTGAGCGCCATCCGAAGGTCGGCGACCGTCGCAAGGACAGCTTGGAGAAGATCATCGGCACCCAGCTGGGCACGCTCGGCGGCGGCAATCACTTCATCGAACTGTGTCTCGACGAGAGCCAGGATGTGTGGCTGATGCTGCACTCTGGTTCCCGAGGCATCGGCAACATCATCGGCCAGTATTTCATCACGCTGGCGAAGGAAGATTGTCAGCAGATCAACATCAAACTGCCCGACCGCGATCTCGCCTACCTGCGGGAAGGTACCGATCTGTTCAAGGACTACATCTACGCCCTCACCTGGTGCCAGAAGTACGCGGCGGCGAACCGTGCCGACATGCTACGTCGAGTCCTGATCGTCCTGCGTCGGCATCTGCCTCCGTTCAAGGATCGGGTGGAGGCGATCAACTGCCATCACAACTACGTCACGCAGGAGAACCACTTCGGCGAGGATGTGTGGGTCACCCGCAAGGGTGCGGTCGACGCCAGCAAGGGCAAGCTCGGGATCATTCCCGGCTCCATGGGCGCGAAGTCCTTCATCGTCGAAGGGCTGGGCAATCCCGAGTCGTTCAATTCGTGCAGCCACGGAGCGGGTCGAGTCATGTCCCGTGGCAAGGCGAAGGAACTGATCTCGGTGGAAGACCATGTGGCAGCGACCGAAGGTGTCGAATGCCGCAAGGACGCGGGTGTGCTGGACGAGAGCCCGGCCGCCTACAAGAACATCGACGACGTGATGGACGCTCAGAAAGACTTGGTCGCCATCCGTCACACTCTCAAGCAAGTCCTCTGTGTGAAAGGTTAAGTCATGGGTTTCAAGCCACTGCTCGCAGGCAACGTCATCGACCTCAATGGTTTGGATGACCTGATCTTCCCGATGATCGGCTCCTTCAAGATCGACGGCATTCGTGCCCTCGGATTGGACGGGGCACTCATGTCCCGTACCAAGACCCTGCTCCCGAACCAGGAGCTGCAGGCAATGTTTGGTCGTCCGGAGTTCGACCGTCTCGACGGAGAAATGGTCGACGGCGATCCGAACGATCCGCAGGCCATGAACAAGGCCAGTCGGTGCGTGATGAAGGCGTCAGCCTCGGCGGCCAACGCCAAGTGGTACGTGTTCGATCATGTGCCCGACGACGGCGACATGACGGCCTTCACCATTCGACTCAAGTTGCTCAAGGACAAGGTCGAAGCTCTCAGCCACCCGCAGATTGTGCTGCTGGATCAGGTGATCCTGACCAGCCTCGACGATCTGCTGCTGTACGAGAAGACGGCGCTGGAAGCGGGCTATGAAGGTGTGATGATCCGCAAGCCGCTCGGCCACTACAAGTTCGGCCGCTCGTCGGCAAGGGAACAGATCCTTCTCAAGATGAAGAAGTTCGAGGACGCCGAGGGCACGCTCACCGGCATGACCGAGATGATGCACAACGAGAACGAGGCGCTCAAGGACAACTTCGGCCGCACGAAACGGTCGTCGTCCAAGGCAGGCAAGGTCCCGGCGGGTGTCATGGGCAATCTCGTCTGTGAAACCGACGAGAAGGTCGAGTTCGAGATCGGCACCGGCTTCACGGCCGAGGACCGAGCGTGGTTCTGGAAGAACCGAGAGCGTCTGCTCGCTGACCACACTCGCATCAAGTACAAGCATCAGCCGCATGGTGCGAAAGACAAGCCGCGCTGCCCGGTCTATATCGGCATCCGGAAGGACCCGACGTGAACATCGGGTCCTACGTCTCGGAGCTTCCGAATGACGAGAAGCTCCAGATCATGCGGGACTACGACCAGTGGGAGAAGACAGGCACCACTGGTCAGACCTCGCTTCGCAAGCACACTGAAACTATCATCAGTGTGAGCGGGAACGATCCCGCGAACTTCTACTTCTATGCGATGGCCCTGACATTCACATGCTCCAGGTTCTTCGCTGAGAAGTACATCGCAATGTACGCAGGAAAGGTGCCACAGCATGTCCGATAAGCGACACATGGGCCGACTGGAGGGTTGGTCCCGATCCTACGTCACGACCGAGGGGCTCGGCTTCGTGATCAACGCCACGAACGGAAGTACCGGAGCCATCGTGCTGGAGATCCAGCAGCCGGATGGCAGCTGGGAAGTGGAGACGAAGAATCTCCGCTACACCCTCGGGACACCAGCCAGTGCGTAAGCTCAACATCCTGATCGGCTGCGAGTGCAGTGGCATTGTCCGTGACGAGTTCATCAAGCTCGGTCATGACGCAATGTCCTGCGACTTGCAGCCGTGCGACCGACCGGGTCCGCATCATCAGGGTGATCTGATCGAGCTGCTCAACAGCAAGCCGTCCGGCTACTACGACCTGATGATCGCTCATCCGGTCTGCACCTATCTGTGCGGCTCGGGCTGGCACTGGCACAAGAAGCAGCCTGACCGAATGGCGAAGTCCATCGACGCTCGGGACTTCTTCATGAGACTGTGGCGACATCCTGCCGCAGCACGGGTTGCTCTGGAAAACCCAATCGGCATCATGTCGACGTGGTTCAGGAAGCCCGACCAGATCATTCAACCGTACCAGTTCGGTGACGACGCCAGCAAAGCTACGTGCTTGTGGTTGTCGAACGATCTGCCACTGCTGACACTGGATCGTAGTCAGTATGTGAAACCTCGCATCACCGCTGATGGAAAGAAGCGGTGGGCGAACCAGACCGATAGCGGTCAAAATCGTTTGGGACCTTCGGCCGACCGTGCTAAACTTCGGTCCGAAACCTATCCAGGAATTGCTAGGGCCATGGCCCAGCAGTGGAGTGCGTTCCTCTCCTTGTAGGAACATTCGTGTAACTGAAACTGAAGCTGACAAAGGAACTGTATCATGTCCATCAAGAACATCCCGCTCCCCGGCTCGCCCACCACGACCGTTCTGGCCACCACGAGCCTCTCCCTCTACACCCAGCGCGCCGAGATCGACGCCAAGATGAAGGAGATCGGCCTCGACCTGATCGAAATCGCTCGCGGCGAGACGATGGCGATCACCATCCCGAACATGGGCAAGGTCACCGTGACCAAGCCGTCCGAGCCGACGCCGGTCCCCGGCGAATACACCTACACCTTCAGCCAGGAAGCGTTCCTGAACCTCAGCGCGGCGACCCGTCGCACGCTGCAGAATGCTGGCGTCGTCATCGTCGCGCCGAAGGTCAAGGGTGGCTCGTCGGCGACCGTGCGGCACACCCCGAACAAGTAATGCGGTGGCTTCTAGCCATACTCGTTGCTGTGAGCTTGCCCGGCACCAGCTGGGCAAGCTCATTCAGCTCAGCCGATCTTCGGCTTGTCGCCGATCTTGTTTGCCATGAGGCTCGTGGTGAAACCTTTCAAGACCAACTCGACGTGGCTTTCGTCGTCCTCAACCGAATTGACGCGAGAGGAAGACACCACCCGAAGGTGGTTCCCTCTGTTCTTCTCGCGCCGGGACAGTTCAGTGGTTTCACTGGTGAAGCTCGATCAGGCGAGTGTCGACGACAAAGCAAATCCTGGAGAACCGCGCTCAACGCAGTTACCCTCGTCTTCCTCACCGAGTGGGCAACCAATCACGGCGCAACCCACTTCGCCGTTTGTCGATTGGGCAGACCCTTCGGTCCTCAGTTCACACTGGTGAAACGAAACGCCAGTCATTGCTATTGGAGAAAGCATGCGCCTTAGCATGAACGACTTTATGAGCAATCCTCTAAAGGTTCGTACCTACCCCAAGCTGTGGCAGATGTTCCGCCCGCGTGGGAAGATCGTTCAGATCAACTTCCGAGCTACCGCTGACAACAACTACACGGTTCAACTCGGACTGAAATTCAAGGAAGGTGCGCCAGGCATCCGAGTCTTTGCTGGCACGAAGTACATGGGTCGGATCGTCAACGAAGGTGAATACCACTCGGTCGCCAATCAGTGCGACCCTCTGTGGAACGCCGTCGTCAACCTGCTCGATAAGCTCGACGCCGACCCGATCAAGACGGTCGCCGACTACGGGATTGAGAGCGGCCTGTGTGGCTTCTGCAGCCGCGCGCTGACCGATCCCGAGAGCATCAAGTTCGGCATCGGTCCGATCTGCAGGAGGAATGTCGGATGACCCAGGTTCTGTCTACCATCGAAGAGATGACAAAGCTCGCTGACAAGCTGCTGAATCTCAACCGAGCGGATAGGAACTGGACGTTGGATGACGAAGTCATGCACATCCAGATCCATGGCAAACGCACAGCGTGGGGCGAAGCTGAGTGGAGAAGTGCCCACAAGCGGCTCGCAGAGTATGAAGCCCGTCGTCCGTCTGAGTTGAGAACCGGACTGATCCGGGTCGTCAACGAGACAATCGAAAAGCTAAAGGTGCAATATGCTTGCGATTTTTGAAGCCATCATGAACTGGTGGGATCCACTCCCACAGTATCGTGACGTGCCCAACCTCGTCGGCAAGAGGATCACTCTGGATTGGATCGCTGCTCATGGACCGTGGTCCGGTGGCGTGAACACCGAGCTGCCCCGACGTGGTGACATCGTCACCATTCTCGATGACGACAGCATGTCCACCTACGTCACCAAGCAGAAGATGGGACGTGTCGTCGGCTACAAATACTACGAGAACCGAATGGTCAGCCAAGTGGTTCTCGACAACGGCGACACAGCACTTCTTGCCTACTGTCGTCGGCTCAAGGACCATCCTCGCATCTGGATCAACTACTAGGGACCGAACATGAACTTCGATCAAGCCTACGAAATCATCGGCGGACTGAGCAAGCCGTCGAAGATGCCATGGTGGAGCTGGAGCATTCCGGCCGTCCATTGCAAGACCGGAAGCAAGCTGGCGCAGAAGGAAGGCACCGTGTGCCACGGCTGCTACGCTCTCAAGGGCTTCTATCACATGCCCGCCGTCAAGAACGCGATGGATCGTCGATACGAGGCGCTCAACCATCCTCTGTTCGTCGACGCCTTCGTGATCGTACTGACCAGGTTCTACGAGACGGGCCAGCGGAAGTACAAGTTCCGAGGCAAGCTCGTGAAAGAGAACCGGTTTCGCTGGCATGACAGTGGCGACATTCAGTCGGTCGACCACCTCAACGCCATCAACGAGATCTCGAAGCACACTCCCTTCCTGCGACATTGGGTTCCTACCAAAGAACCCGGCATCGTGGCAAAGTGGCTCAAGAAGAATGGAGCATTCGCTCCGAACCTCGTGGTTCGTGTATCCCATCCGATGGTGGGACAGCATTTCGAGACTGCTCGACCCAGCGGTTTGCCGGTGTCGACGGTCGGTTACAAGGGCAAGGGTGTGAAGCAATGTCCTGCCGCAGCTTCGCAAGGCAACAAGTGTCTCGATTGCGACACCTGTTGGATTGGAAAAAACGTAGCGGTCAACTACCCGCTGCACTAAATCGGTGTCACGTCCCCACCGATGTTACTGAAACTGGGACTCGTCAAAGTCAAAGGAACTGTCACATGTCCACGAACACGAAGATGAAGGTCAGCAAGCGTCTCTTCTCGTCCATGCAGCTGGAGGCCGAGCGTGCCGAGAAGCTCGCCGTCGCCGCCCGCGCCAAGGCCGACGAGAAGAAGCGGAACCTGGAGAACGTCGAGGTCGAGCCGGATGGCCGCAAGAAGGTGGTCACGACCGGCGCGGCCGATGCGAACTCGGCGCAGGGCACCGGCAGCGTCGAGGCGTAATGCCCGACATCGCCAAGTGCCGTGGAGACAGCTGCCCCATTCGGGGCAGCTGTTACCGCTTCACCTCTGATGACAGCGGGCGACGTCAGGCTTATCTTGGCACGAGCCCGTATGGCCAACTCCACAAGGGTTGGTGTGAGATGTATAGTGGAGGTGAGCATGGAAAAATCGCGACTCTGGACGCAAACCGAACAGGCGTTTCCGATCTTTCGGGCGTTCAACAAGGGTTCCGCCGCTGAGAAGGCACTCGCGGTCGACCTCGCGAATGATTTGATGGGGAAGGTCCTTTCCCCGCTGCTTCGACAGCGTCTGGACCTTCTGATCCGCAAGTACAAGAACGACAAGATCATCGGAGCAATGTGATGCGAACGAGCCACGGCGTGACCACCATCAATGGCGTGAGGTGGTTGGTCCAAAACCAATCTCTGACGAACGCCATCGGGCTGCCGGGGCTTCCTGACTTCCAGCGTTCGCAGTACAAGTACGACGCTCCTCACAACTTGGACCTCAATGTGAAGTCCACGCCGCAGCTGGAGACGGACCTGAACACCATCTTGTCCGATCCAGTTGCGCGCTTCTTTCTTCCATCGATCATCGATCCTCTCAGTGACGAGATACTCGTGAAGTATTCTCCTGAGCCGGACATTCGAGTGATCGAGCGCCTCACATACCTGTGGGGCAACGGCACATGGTCCAGGACCCAGAGTTTTCGTCAGTACCATCGGCTCAAGTTCAATCGTCAGATCGGCGATACGAACATCCTGCCGCTGATTTACTATGGCGCTACGGTTCAGGATCAGCGCGCCATCGACACCATCGTAGCAGCACCGCTGCAGAACCGTTTGCTGATCTTCGGCGACAACACTCCAGTGTTGCCCGTGTGGTCAGTGATGAAAATCGGACGACTAGCACTTCGACTGGCAGACATCATCAATATGGATCTGCCATCCATTGGTGCCTTGTACCTCCGCAATTGTATGAGGGCGTAATGGCCGACCCTGGTGCAGAGCTTCGGCTCACTCAAATTGCTGACCTCGCGTGGATGATGCAGAGGAAGAAAGGAATCCTCGCGCATGATCCTGGTGTGGGCAAGACACCACCGGTGTGCGTCTACATCTACTGGCTCTGGCTGGAGAACAAGGTCGGTACCTGCTGGAGTATGCCGAAGTCGCTCTTGAAGAAGAACAAGGCGGAACTGCTCCGCTTCACTGACTTCAAGGAAGACGAGGTAGTCATCATCGACGGTGACAAAGAAGATCGAGAGGAGTGCCTGCGCAAAGGAGCGAAGGTGCTGCTCATGGGCTTCAAGCGATACACCGAGGACTGGCAGCTGATCAAAGCAACCCATCCTCACATGGGTGCTGTGATCATCGACGAGAGCCACCTTGGCTACACAACGTGGGACAGCAAGAACTGCCAAGAGCTTTATAAGTCGCTGCACAATGGGTTTGAGTATCTGTTCGTGATGACCGGATCGTTCATCAAGGGACGGCTGACCTCAGCTTTCCCGATCATTCACATGATCGAACCACGTTACTATGGCTCACTCGGTGGCTTCAAACGCTTCCATGAAATGGTCGACGGCAACGGCATGTTCTTGGGTTGGCAGAACCACGACAAGATCGGTCGCATCATGTACGACCACGGCATCCGCCGAACGTTCGTGGACGAGTACGGTCCAGAAGCGAAGGTGCTGCAGCTTGCTGACAGCATCATGGATCCAGTTCACAAGAGCATCTATCAAGAGTGGCATGACAAGGCCATGCTGGAGTTGGAAGATGAGTTCCTCGCCGCACCAAACGCTGCTGTCCACGCTCTACGAGCAAGACAGATCTTGGCACATCCTGAGACGTTCCTCATACCTCGATGGGGCAATCGGACCACTGCACGAGATGAGCGACTTATTACCGAGCTACAAGACGTCAAACATACCGGCGAGCGATACGTCCTGTTTTCCTGCTTCGTACCGGAGATTGAACGACTTGGAAGAATCGGCGAGAAAGTTGGTCTACGAACTGGACTTCTCCACGGTGGAATTACTTCTGCTCGCCGATCTGCAACGGAGCTATCCTTCCGAAACGGAGAGCTTGATTTCCTTGCCATCAATCCAACCGTGGCAGGCGTGGGCTACAACTGGCCATTCCTGCAGCGACTCGGCTTCACTTCGCTCGACTACGGCGATGACAGCGTGTTCCAGGCATACCGACGCGGCATTCGGGGTGCGCGAGACACCGCTCTACTCATCAACTTCTTCGGATACAAAAACACGGTCGACTGGAGAATCCGCTCCGTCATTGAGGCAAAGTCTCGAGACGCGAACAAGGTCAACTCCACTTTCCCAATTCTGGAAATCAATCGTTTAGGTGTGTCGTCCTGACGCACAACGAGACTTGGACACTGCCGTGGGTTCTGGTAGTGTCTGGGTGTTACTGTAACTGAACCCGTTAAAGGAACTGACACATGACAAGCGCAATCCAAGCGGCGATGGAAAAGGCCAAGGAAGCAGCCCAGAACACCGCCGTCGCGACGACCGGCCAGGCGGGTACTCCCGCCCTCCCCGGCAAGAAGCTGTCGATGGACGACATGACCGGTGGTCTGTCGGTCGACAAGTGGATCAAGGTGACCACGCACGGCATGACCCTCGGCGACAGCTCCTCGCTGATCACGGCGGCCATGAAGTGCAAGTTCGATGCCACGTCCGGCGTCGGCTTCCTCCCGAAGCTCTCCATCAAGGCGGGCAACCCGGCTTCCTATGCGTCGAGCTACGACGGACAGGTGTCGGACAAGGGCGGCAGCTGGGCCGACGCGATCCAGAAGATGCAGCAGATCGACCCGAAGGCTCAGCCCTATCGGTCCGCCGACCTGCCGTTCATCACCCTGGAGCCCGTCAAGGCCATCGACGGCACCATCGTCGCCGAGGCTGGCGTCAAGCTCGGCAACTCCCTGTCGACCACCAACTGGCGGACGTTCGAGGAGCTGTGGCGCGAGATCCAGCACAAGGGCTTCGAAGGCAAGATGGTCGAGGTCAACGTCGGCTTCAAGTCGATGTCGAACAGCAAGGGCAACAAGTGGGGCATCCTCACGTTCGAGCTGGTCGGCGAACACGTCGAGTCCGAGTAATCGGTCGGCGTCTACAGGCGAAGGGAGCCGCGAGAGCGGCTCCCTTTTCTGCAC